TCCTGTGATATTCACACCAGAAGCGGCTGCTGTGGCACCTGCTATTACAGATGAACCATTGCTTGTTGCACTACCTCCAGCAACTTGTCCTGCCGAAGGATAAAATCTTGCTTCCACTGTTCCACCTTCACCACCAGCAGTATTAAATCTAGATGTACCTGTTGGTACAAAAAATCTATTACGTGGGTCTTGTCCGTTTAAGAAATCTTTAAATGCAGTTAATGCTTCTGCTTTTGCGATTTGACCTAGATTAACATTTTTATTTTTTTGATAAACTCTTGCTAATCCAAAAGCGCCTTTTATTGGGTCATGAACGAAACCATCAATTGCAGAAACAATACCACCAGGACCCATAATACTATTGGTTCCCCCACCCGCCGCAGTTAATGGGCTAGGTGATTTATCATAATGAAGATCGGCAAATCCTTTAACAGTACTTGCTGTTACATACCCACTACAATATAAAACAGTTTCATATGAAATAGTCATAGAGTGTTCTAAGATGCCATTATTACCAGCATTATGACTTCCATGTGAAAACCCTACAATTTTTGGATTTACTAAGATGTATTCTGTAAAATTCTTTTGATGTAAACTATAAATTCTAATTGAATTAATATATTGGTTTCCATAGTTACTATCAGTGCTTCGTGGAGAATAACCAAATTTGTTTAGTTGAGTTCTATCACCACTGTTATATTTGTTTTTTGCAAAATAAGTAGGATTTACGTCTCCTGCACCACTGGTAATACCAATGTCTGAATCTCTGTAGTAATAATTATAGTAATCATACCAAAAATTTCTGACAACATTTGATTGATCATCATGAAATGTTACTTGTATGTTATCATATTTGATTTTTGATTGTACTATATTTGGTCTATTATAATTATTGAATGTTTTAGATTCTACTGAATATTTTGGCAAGTCAATTGCTTTGACTAACATACCAGTTTCTGTAAGCATTTCACGACTTCTGATATAACTTAATTGTGGATTTACATCAAAAAATACGTGATACAACCAATCATACTTTGGACTTAGCGCATAATTGTTATCAACAAACAATCTACTGGCGTGTTTATAATCTTTGATCTGATCGCCAGTGCCAAGTTGAGTCAGAAAGTTGTTAAATAGGTTCATGTAATTATTTATACATAAAAAAATACCCGACTATTATGCCGGGTATTAAAGTTTTTCATTGGATTATCTATTAACCAGTGACTACTGTACCTAGTGTTCTACCAACTGCTGTACCAATTCCAGTACCGCCAGGAGTTTGGATAGCGTTATCGTAAGTAACAGTTAATGTAATTGTTGCTGGTGCATTACCATCACTATAACTCATATCACCATAGTCTACTTGACTTAAAAGTGCTCCATATATTTCCCATGTTTCTAGAACGTTAGGTTGGTTAGCTCCATTGCCACCGTCCAACATTTCATAGCGTAACACGAATTTATAATCAATACCAGAACTTGCACTAGCCTGTTCAGCAAAGTCAAATTGTTTCTGGATTTGTTCACCAACTAACTTACTAACATTACCACCAGCATCATCACGTAAAGTAACAGTGATAGTCTCCCAACTTGGTTTGCCAACTAGGTTAACTTTACTATTATAAACATCAATTGTAAATGGATTGAAATTTAAATTTGGACGCTTAATGTCAGCAACTTGTTTTGTTAATTCAGTTTTTTCACTGCTAACGCCAAAATTTTCAAATACCGCACGAAAGCGATACTTTAATTTTGGCATTAAAAGACCTTGAGTGCTTGAACTTTGATCAGTTGCTAAAGGAACTGTAAATCTTGTTAATGAGGCTATTGCCATTTCTTTCTCCTGTTATAGGTATTTACCAAAAATTTTATTGTTTATAATGGAGTCCAAAGACCCCATTATATACCTATATTATACTCCTGCTTTAATATCGCCTGGGTTCTTCAAGCGAATTGGAATGTAGATAAATTCTACAGCCTTCATAGGCTCAATCGCTATGTCAACCCATAATTCATTACGAGCAATACGTGCTGGTGTATTATTACTTTCGTCACAAATAACTAGGTAATCATAGATGCCACGTTTTGCAACTAAATCATTAATAGCACTTGAAATGATATTTTTGATCTGGTTTCTAGTAATAGTATCGTTTGGTTCAAACAAGAAACCATTGCCAACACTTGCTAAGATTGTACGAATATAGTTTACTAAACGTGCTACGTTAATACGATCCAAAGCACTTGCGGTTGGGTTGCGTGTTTTTTGACCCCATACAACTAAACCAACGCCAGGTAAACTAGTAATTGGGTTAATCTTATTTTCATATAGAGTATCACGCAAACCTACACGAATACTATTGAATACAAATTCGCCAGTTGCTGCGTCAATATATCCGATATTACTTGCATTATCCACTAATCCACGACGTGTTCCTGCTGGAGCAAACCATTGATATGAAACATTATCATTATGAATCATTGTACGCAATGCAATATGACTTGATGGAACAACAATTTCGTTTCCTTGTAAATCTGTTGACTTACCACATGGATAATAAACTGCTAGGTAAGGATCAGCAGTAGCTAATCCATCGCCATTTGTATTGTTACTCCAGTTAATAATATCAACAGAATTTGGTGCCAATCTCATTGGTGTATCACCAATAATGAATGCAGTATTAGCACGATCATTATTCAACGCAACCATTTCATCAATCAACTCTGGATAGCCAGGCGCTGTGATAAGATTAAATTGGAACTGTTCTTCACGTATATCTGTGTTAGCAGCAATTGCTCCTTGCATTGCCGCAGTAATCATCTTACGTTGTGCTTGGCGACCCATGTATGGACTGCCATTATCTTTTAATCCACTTGCTGTAACCCAAGCTGCAGTAATTGCTGGTAGGGAACTTGCTGCACCAGGAACTGCTGGTAGGTCTGGGAATGCTGCACTTGTAAAATAGTTGCCAACATATTTCTTAACATTGTACCCACTGCGACGTAGGTTGAATAACAACATACCACGTGGATATAGTCTATAATCTGGCGCATCCTGATCAAGGTAATCACTAGATAACAGGTCAACAATTGATGGTAGACTTCCAGTAATAATATCAGTAGTGCCATCAGTATCCCAACGTGCATCAGCAAATAAGATACCGTTTTGCCCAACTTGATCTGTGTTATCAATCATAACCCACATATCAGTTCCACTAACTGACTGCCAACGATATATTGCAGGATAGTTTTCTGTATCGCCACTATCTAACCATAAATCACCATAAGCCAATGATGTTACACCATCACTTTGGAATGTTGGTTCACTTGCACTTACAATAACTCCATTTGGATCAGTTAACGATAAGTCATATCCACGTGCATCAGTTTTTGATCCATCATAGTATGAACTCTTGTAACCTTTCCATCCACCAATTTCATTAATCATAATGTCTACTGTAGCAAGATCACTATAATACCAATGTGTACCATCGGCTGGTGCTTGGTATGGTTCTGTAGTACTAAATGTGTAAGTTAATGGTGACCAGTTTGATAATAGTAAATCATTTGTTGATACTTTGGTTACATTTGTTGTGCTTGCACTAAAACCAGCATCAGCAACGGCACCAGAAAGATTTCCAGAAGAATCACCTAAGTGAATATCACCACCATAAATGTGGGTAAATGTAATTACATTTGACGTACTAACACTAACATCTAGTTCTGGAATATTTGCAGCAAGAACGTCACTAACAAAACTTGCTGGAGTAGTTCCAGACAATTCAACTGTATAACTAGTTAATGCGCTTGATCCAATACTTGTCACACTAATTGTAATAGTGTCAGTTGGTGTAAATGGATTTGCACTTAGTGCAGTGCCACTAAAAGAAGTTTTTCCAGTAACACGACGAACATATGGCTTAAATCCACCAGTACTATCTGCCAATGAATCATATAGCACCCAAACTGTTCCAGCAGTAATACCATTACCACCTCCAGAAGAATCTAATCCATACAATGCTGCTTCTGGAGAAGCAAAGAATTGTGCTCCTTGTGTTACAAAAGTTGCTGTAGATGCACTATATTTTTTAATTACTAAATCAGCACCAGAACCAGTAGCACCTAATTTAAGATAGACACTGCCACTTGGACGTGGGACAGTATCAAAACTATGCCAACTTGGAACTCCAGCAAAAGTTGCATAAACCATTTCTGGATTAGCATAAACTCCAGTTGTAATTCCTAGTGTAGTAAGAGGTGTTTGTGCTGAGTCACTGATATCAATTTTTCCATTTTCTGTAGAGCCATCACTTTTTGCAATGCTACTAGCATAAATTTCTAATCTGTTATTAACAACACCAGCAGTAACCCCATCAATAGTAGCAGCATTAATAGCGTTTGCCACATCAGTTAAACTCTTAGAAACTGATGTACTACCAATTGTTACTGGCACTGTGTTTATTATAATTTGTGCCGCTGGGGTTGATGCAGCGATTGTAGCACCAGAAACAGTACTCTTGATTGTTGCCCAACTTGTTTTCCAATCGTCAGTGCCCACACGTACCCAAATATTTGATGAATTTTTATAAAATACTAAAGCGTTGCTTCCAGTATTAAACACAATTGCGTAACTACCAATGGTACCAATGCTAGATTTTGGGAAGTAAACTCCAGAAGTTAATGTAACGTCTGCTGTTGAGGTAACTAGGATGGGAGATTTATTATTAAATACTCCATTTACCGCATCCCATTCATTAATACCCCAAGTAGAATCAGCTAAATCTAACCAATAAGTCCCATCAAAAACTGAACCAGTTGGACGTACACTTGTGCCTTCTAATTCATCTAAGTTGATATCTGCACGAATTGCATAAATTTTGTTAACTTGTCCTAATGCACTATAAGCAGCCATTAGACCATATTCATTTCTTTCATCTCCATGTAATGGAGTGCCAGCAGCACTTTGTTTAAATGATGGATATCCTAAAGCGGTGATTAATTCACGCTGACTTGTATATGATAATAATTTTCCAGCACGTGTTGGTGCTGTATCAGCAGCCAATGAGCCGCTTGGATTTGATTTATTTTGCGCCGTTGCCAATATAACCAGTGGGACAGTTCCTACTGCGCCTGGTACGTACTGACTTTCATCACTTACTGTGATTTGTAAACCTGGAGATACTAGTGCCATTTTGTTTTCCTTTATTAAAACAATTTCTAATATTTATTAAAAAGGCCCTTTTTATATGTGATTCAATGCCCTTAATTAAGGGCAAATCATAAATATTGACATGACTAAATTTAGACCAATTTGTCCTATTTGTAAGAATAGAAAAGTTGCAATTAATAGATACTTTAACAATCAAGTATACTACAGGAAAATGTGTGATGTGTGCCGCAGGGCTGGAAAAACTGCAAAACCACCCCCACCATTATGGGTCAAAGCTGGGTATAAAATGAAACAGAAATGTGATAGGTGTGGATTTACTGCTACAAATATTAAAACACAAATGAAAGTATATTACGTGGATGGTAACCTAAAAAACAATGATTGGACAAATTTAAAAACAATTTGTCTTAATTGCCAAGCTGTCATCCAAGATTCTAAAATTACTTGGAAACCCGCTGACTTAGTAGCAGATTTTTAAGCTGTTCATGTAATTGATCAACAGTGCCATTATTATCAATTTCGGCATTAAAGAATGTGCCAACCCAACTATATTCACTGGCATGCACTTTGGGCCATTTTTGTGGCATAAGTTGATGTGCGTCCTCTAATAGCCATTGCTGATCTTCGGGTGTTGTATTTTCACGAAGAGCATCATTATACCATTCTGGCAATTCCCCACGTTTAATCCAAACAACTACACCTCCAGCATTTCGGATAGTTTTAATTTCATTGGGAAATCGGACATCAGTAATAACAGTATCTCCAGACCTGCTACGAAGTCTGTTTTCTAGGGCAGCAATCCAAATATCATCGTGGAATCCACCACGACAAACTTCAGTTCCCCAATATTGAAGAATCCACCTTGGAGTTAAATGTGGTATATTGAGGCGTTTTGCCCACCATTGATCAACCTGATCTCGCCACTGTCTAGATTCAGGAGTGAGTCCTTCTAAAAGTTCTCTGTCCCACCCAAAAACAGTTGCAACAGCATCTTTTAGTGCTCCAGCAAAACTATCTCTTCTAAATCCATGCCACCCAACCAAGTAGTTTGCTGCTGTGTCTTTACCAGAACCTATGAATCCACTTATACCAATAATCATAATTGTCTCCTTGCCAATATTCTACACTATGGTTAATACCCTGTCAATATGAATAAATATTGTATCGGAATAAAACTATGGCACTCACACCAGATTCATCTAATTTTTACGCAAATGGAGTTTTAATAACTGACTCCCTATACAATTCAGCCACTGGCACACAGTCTGGAAGTGGTCATATTGTCTATGATCCAGATAATAATTTACAAGATGTTGTTAAATCGCCAGAATTAGAAACACTACACCAAAAACGTTCAGAAATTATAGATTATATTCGCATGCGTTTGGGTGATGGATTGGTTGATGTAGAATTAGACAAAGAACATTATGAAATGGCTATTAATCAGTCTTTGATTAAATATCGCCAACGTGCCTCAAATAGTCAAGAAGAAAGTTATGCATTTTTAAAGCTAAAACCAGAAACACAAGAATACATTTTACCAAATGTGGTCATGGATGTTCGTGGGGCATATCGTCGTGGTATTGGTTCAGTAACTGGTACTACTGCTAGTCAATTTGAACCATTCAGTTCTGGTTATTTAAACACTTATATGTTAGTTGCTGGTCGTGTTGGTGGACTACTAAATTATGAATTATTTGTGGATTACCAAAAATTAGCAATGCGTATGTTTGGTGGGCATTTAAATTTTACTTTTAATAAAATAACCAAAAAATTAACTTTAATTCGTAAAATACCTTATGGTGGTGCTAATATAAATGAAGACCAATTTGAAGATTGTTTGTTACATTTATATAACTACAAACCAGATAGTATGTTATTAAATGACTATCAGGCATTCCCATGGATACAAGAATATGCATACAGTTTTGCTAAACGTATTCTAGGTGAAGCACGTGAAAAATTTGCAACGATTGCTGGACCACAAGGAGGTACACAATTAAATGGTGCTAGTCTTAAAGCAGAAGCACAAGCAGAAATGGATAAATTAGAACAAGAATTAAAAGATTATGTAGATGGTTCTATGCCATTGACATGGGTAATTGGATAATATGAAAATTAATGAAATTATTAACGAAGGCACGATGACTGCAAATGGTACTTATGCAAAGGGTGGAACGCAGCCGATTGGTGATGAAGCCAAAGCAGCAATACAAAATGCACAAACCCATCCTAATTTAAATCAAAGCACTGGTAGTGCATATATGAATTATCGCATGGGCATTGCACTAGCAGGTGCACCCGATTATCCAACTAAAATGGAAGCCGACACATGGATCGGTGGTGATCCATTGATAAGCACATATACTGACGTAGAACAAGAAATGGTAAATGCTGCTGCAGAACAAGTGGGTGCAGGGAGAGCACAAAAATGGTCAAATAAACGCTCAGAAGAAATTCCAAGCGTTAATAAGACCAGCATCGTAGCTAAACCAAAGAAAAACAAATATGGTGTTTAAGCCACACGCAACAAAATTGTATCCTCATTAATTCTACCATTTGCCAGTGTTTCGGTTGCTTTAATATCTGACAGAAATGTTCTTAAAGCAACTTTACCAGCCTTACCAAACTCTTTCAACTTTTCATCTGGCTTACGTAGAGTTTTGCCAACCGATTTTGTAGTATCAAAACAAATAATACTGGTTCCTTTGATAGCAAGAGGACCAGTTACACTATCAGCAACATACTTAAACAACTTACGTGTTTTGGTATTATAAACCCACAGTTCTTGTGCACCAATAATATCCACTGGATTGATAGATACCAACTTTAGTGTGGCATCTTCTTTCATATATTTTAGTTTAGCAATCAATTTTTCTTTACTGTGAGGGCGCTTAACTCTTGCTTTCTTTGTCGCTTTTTTAACACCACGATATTGATCTATTGCTTCAATCAAACCGCCAATCCACGCAAAATGCTTTTTAAAATCTGTAGATTTATAATGTTTGTAAGCTTCAACAAGTTGTTCATCTTGTTTAGTATGAGCTAATTCTAATTCAGTGCGACGGTCAACGAACACTTTTTCAATTTTACCCAATTGTGCCTGTGGAACATTTTGTGCCACAAAAAAGTCATAGAATTTAATCTCCTGTAGTTCGTCATAATATCCTTCAAGTTCGCCAATAGTCATACTGGTTTTTTCATTTAGGCGATCTTGAATAGTAACTTTTGGTGCATCAACCGTGACAGACACAACTTCTTCTTCTGCAACTTCTGATTCCAGCACATTACTAATTTGTTTTTTAAGATAGGCAAGTTCACGCTCACGAATAGGCATACCTTGACGTGCAGCCATGACTAGGCTACATGCAGTCATTGGAATTGCACGATCAGGGCTACGAATGAATTTGCTGACATCTTGTTTACCAAAACCTTTATCTTGCATCCATTTTACAACATGTTTTTTTACATCTTTTTGAGTGTAATAATAGTTGTAATAATAGAAACTACGACGCAGGTGATGGTCAAACTCATCCTGTGACATTGTTAGGGCACGTTCAGTATCCCAAACAGGTTCCCTACCAGTATGTTTTTCATCATTAAAAAGCGGATCACGCTTTGTTGACGTTTTTTTAGGTGCTTTTACACTATTTGCTGTACGTGCCATTTTAGTTCCTTGAAAATGATGACGAATTCTAACCAGTAATTTTATTACTTGTCAAGAAAAAAGGTGTTGTCATTAATAAAACAGTTATTCCAACAATCGTAATTATACGATTTTACTGATTTTTGGTCAATTCAGGGTAGGGCTAAATATAGGATAAAGGATTAATATTGTGCCAAGATTATCACTTTGGAAAGACGGTCAACACACCAACGATTATAAATTTATAGATCGCCGTATCAGCGAAATGTTCACTGTCGGTGGGGTGGGCATTCTTTTACACAAATATTTGGGAACAAATGAGCAAAACACGGTATTAAAAACCAGTACTTCCCAATCTGTAGTTGGTAATACATTAACTTTTCCAAGTACTACAGATATTAGTTTAGGGATGTATGTGGTTGGAACAGGGGTTCCAACAGGGGCTATTGTATCAGCAAAAACAGCGACAACAATTACTTTAAATGCTCCCACAACTAGCCCAATTACCAGTAATACATCTGTGTCATTTTATGATAATGCTTCACAACCTAGTTATCTAAACCAAAGTGCACTGAATATACAAGATTTATTATTTTTAGAAAATCGTGATAGAAAATATGATACTAGCGTATATAAGTTACGTGGTCATTATCAGACATCAGATGCAGCATTTGATTTAAGTCAATTTGGTTTATTCTTACAAACTGGCACATTGTTTATGGTATTTCACATCAATGATATGATAGATTCAATTGGTCGCAAAATCATGTCAGGTGATGTTATAGAGTTTATGCATTTGAAAGATTATTATCCACTGGATGATACTTTGCCTGTTGCTCTGAAAAGATTTTATGTAGTCAGTGATTGTTTAAATGCGTCTGAAGGTTTTAGTCCAACTTGGTGGCCGCATTTATGGAAAGTTAAATTAAATCCATTAACTGATAGCCAAGAATACAAAGATATTCTAGATCAAATAAAAGTAGATGCACCAGATTATGATCCAACAAATGGCAATATATCACTAGGATCAGTTACTAGTATCATTAACAAATATCAACAAGTCAATGATGCTATTATTGCTGAAGCAGAAAAAAATGTCCCATATAGTGGATATGATATCAGTTCATTTTATGTAAAACCAAAAACTAATACAGAAATAAAATATCCAGGTGATCCACTTGGAATTACTGGAGATACTGGAACTATCACTGCCGACAATGGTAATCTATCAACTGATGCTGCTGTACTATCACCTGATGATACTATTCATGGTTACCTAACAGGAACAGGAGCAACACCAAATGGATTACCTGTTGCAACTGGTATATCATTCCCATTAAATCCACAAGTAGGTGATTATGCATTAAGAACTGATTATCTACCAAATAGATTATTCCGTTGGGATGGTCGTCGTTGGGTCAAGATTGAAGATAATGTTAGAACACAGCTAACACCCGGCACAGATAATAAAACTTTACGTAGTGGATTTATTAATAATACAGATACATTTACCAATAATAGTGGTAATGTTACAGTTCGTCAAAGTTTATCACAGGCATTACGTCCAAAGGCAGATAACTAATGGCTCAACAATTTTTTTATGATGGTCAAATAAGAAGATTCTTAGTGCAATTCATGAGAGCAGTAAGTAACTTTGAAGTTGAATTTGGTAAAGATTCAAATGGTACAAGAACACTACAAAGAATACCAGTAACCTATGGTGATCCTAGTAGACAGGCTGCTACAATATTAAAAAATAATAGTACTAATACATTAAATGCAGTTCCTGCAATGGCAGTTTATATCAACGCATTAAATTATGATATATCACGCATGCAAGAACCAAATTTTGTTAGTAAAATGAATATACGTGAACGTCAATATGATCCAGAAACTGGAACTTATAGTGGCAGTCAAGGTGATAGTTATACAGTTGAACGTTTGATGCCTGTACCATATAAATTAACTTTAAAATTAGATATATGGACTAGTAATACTGAACAAAAAATGCAAATTATTGAACAAATTGCAACTCTGTTCAATCCAAGTTTAGAGATACAAAGCACTGACAATTACATAGATTGGAGTAGTTTAACTTATATTATTCTAACAGATATGCAATGGTCATCAAGAGTAATTCCAGCAAATGATTCTGAGAATATTGATATAGCCAGTTTAACATTTGAAATGCCTATTTGGATTAGTGCTCCTGCGAAAGTAAAAAGACTTGGTGTTATTCAAAAATTTATTGCTAGTATATATGATGAGCAAGGCAATCTAAGTGAAGACACTGTACTAGAAAATTTAGTTGCTAGAGTAATAACAACACCATTAAATTACGGAGTATATTATACTAGTGATCGTAGTGGCAATTACCTAAGACTATTAAAACCACAAGAAATTGCCAATGAAGATGGATCATTGATTAAAGTTTCACCTCCCGAAACATGGAGGGCTGTCATTGAAATGTATGGTACTTTAGTAACAGGTCAAAGTGAAATTAGATTGGCTCTTCCCACTGATACTGAGTTGATTGGTTCTATTGCATATCATCCAACTGATCCTAGTATATTGTTATTTGATCCAAATATGGACACCATGCCATCAAATACTTTACCAGCAGTAAATGCAATTATTAATCCAATCAATGTGGCAGTTGATAGTAGTTTATTATCTCCTTCTGCTGGCACAAGATTCTTACTCACCGATAATATTGGTAATATTAACAATACAGAACACAGCGAAATATGGGGTGGATTAGTAGCAAAATCAAATGACATCATTCAATATGATGGTACACAATGGTTTGTTTCTTTTTCAAGTAGTGAAAAAATTGATAACTATGAGTATGTAACAAATACAAATACTGGTGCACAGTATCGTTGGAATGGTCAAGAGTGGGTCAAGAGTGTTGAGGGTGTCTATAGAGGTGGTGATTGGAGTCTAGTAATATAGGGTGTGGTGCGCTAATTTACAGCAAATCAACTAAACGTTATCTTTTTTTATTACGCAATCAAAAACGCCATGCTGGTAGTTGGGGTTTAGTTGGTGGTGGAGTTGAATCAAATGAAATGCCATCCGAAGCATTACAAAGAGAAATCATAGAAGAAATTGGTGGAATAACGTTTGAAAAAATTATTCCCCTAGAAAAATTCACTGCCGAAAATAAAAACTTTGAATACCATACATATTTGATTATTGTGGAAAATGAATTCGTTCCAAAACTAAATGATGAACATCGTGGGTATGCATGGACTGGAATTAACGATCACCCAAAACCATTACATCCTGGTGTATGGAGAACATTTAGTTTTAAAAGTGTTATAGATAAAATTAAAACGGTAGAAACTGTTATAAATCAGCCTCAAAAACAAATTGTCTAAAATCAATTGTTCTAAAATTAAGACAATATTTCCATGCTTCTGGAGTTCTAAAAGTATTATATGGTGCGACTCTGACAAATTCAGTATCGTTGTAAGTATCCATTACTAACTTCAATGAATTAACCCAAAAATCTTCTGGAGTATAATTATCTCTTGATGGATATCCATTTGTATTGTTGTACACATTACAATTTACATTAGGAGTATCATTACCATCAAAACCAAGTAAAAATACTTTTTTGTGTCCATCAAATGCAGCCATGTATGCAGCAAGTGTTCCACTATTATAACTAGGATTTTCTGGTATGTAATGAAATTTACCAGGATATTCTGGTAATACCCAACTATTTGCATATACTATATTTGTGTCACAAAAACCACTTTTAACAACTTCTTCAATAATTTCTTCACCAGTTGCTATTAAAAAATCTGGTGAAAAATCTCTATATAATGCATTGCATCCATATGTAAAGAAATTTCTTCTACCTTTTGGATTATGCCAACTTGTATCCAATGGTCCTGTTTTGTAAGGAAGAAAATATGTTAGATCAAATTCAAGTCTAGATTCACCATTACCAATAACAACAGCATAGGTGTTTAATGGTTTATGATCTGATGATTTGTCAATAAATTCAGTTGTATAATTCCAATTAGAATTTTCATATTTTCCGATTAGATTTATATCTTCACCATCGTAATCAGACCTGTATTTTTTAGAAATTTTTTGCATTAGAATCTTCCAACAACAATTTCTATTGTTTTTATATCATTATTATTAATTACTTCTAAACTTTTTCCAATTACGCAACCAGGTCTATATTGACTATCGTTTAATATTTCTGCCACACCATCAATAGAACTTGATACTAATAAAGAACCTTTGTTAACTGGTCCACGAACTTTACATGGAACTCTTCCAGTAAACGCAACTGGCAATCCATCAATTCCATCATTCATTAGATATGCTGGATTTGTAGAAATTACGCCAGCAACACGTGTATCATGGGGTATATTGGTAGTAGTAATTTCTTTATCACCACCAAATATAACAACAGTGCCTGGTTCATATTCTGCATCTGATACATATTTTTCTGCCAAGTCAGCGTACTTTGCGCTAGAAGCAGTTGCATTTAATGTGCCAGTGGATGGAGCAAATGTTAATGTACTATAAACATATTCTGAAGTAGTTGTTCCTGTACTTGATGGTTGCATTGCCAAAAAATATGTAGAACTAGATGATGCGCTGGTAATGGTTAAAGCACCACTTCCACCACCACCCGCTGCAGCGGCAGATACTCCACCTGCCGCAACTGCTCCATAATTTATGTTTAAACTCATTACGCTTGTGCCTCAGTCCATGATAAACGTGCAAACACGTTAGCAGGGGCAGTACCAATGTTACGAGCAACAACAGTAATAATATCTGGACCATCTGGATAAATTGCAGCTTGTACATTGGCTTGACCACCACTTAAAATGCTTGTACCAAGATCACGAACAAGCACTAGATCTTGTTGAGTAGTTTGAAAGTTGGTTCCACCCGCACCAGTGTTTAAGAAGAATCCAAATATTGTTTCTCCACCACTAATCGTAGTATTACCAGTATGGTTAACGTACTGCGCAAGACTTGATCCACCAACACTTGACCAAGCAGGTGTAGCGATGTTTGCTTGTCCATTCAACACTAGAGTAATAAGGAAGTTACCATTGGTCAAAACGTCCATTTGTCGTAGAACCATCTGCATACGATTTACAATTTCACGTGAACCCAGTGTAGTACCAGAAATACCACTGCTTACAGTTGGAGCAATTCGGAAACTTTGTAGTGCAACTGTTTGTCCACCACCCGCATTGTAAACTGCAATAGGTTGTGTCATACCCTGTGTGAAAACAAGAGATTTATCGTCATCATAACGACCATCCATAATCACTGATGTACCCCAATGACTAATAGTAGGTGCAAAACTTGGACTATGTGATTCTACAGTAATTGGTGCAGTGGCAGAATAAGTCCATGTTTGCGGTGCCTGTGCCATTGGAGCAAAAATCATCGCCTGTGTAGTTGATGATGTTGGTGCTTGGCTTAGTAAAATGCTGGTATTAGCAGTTACACTATAAACAAAAGTATTTTCAGGAATACCAGTACCAACAACATACATACCTTGTTGAACATTAATAGTGTTTGCTGTAGTAACTGTAGCAACGTTTGCAGTTTGTGTAACTGTTTGAGTAACACCAGGACTGCCACGAGTAACACCTGTTAATGTTGGACTAAACTTAATTGTTTGTGTGCCTGTTATTAATGCATTCTGGCTTAGTGTTACTGATGCACCAGCACTAACACTCAATACAGTAGTGCCATAAGGAATACCATTGCCCTGTACAAATTGACCAGCAACAACACCAGTAGTACTTGTTCCTGTTAGGGTAGGACTACCAGATGTTAATGTCATTGATAAGGTAGCAACAGCACCTAAACCAGTATAGTTAATATATTCACTTTGGCTATGATTTTTTATCCACGCTGTACCACTTGGAGGCCAATTGGTTGTATCTGACAAATAAATTGTAGTATCAGTACTACCTGCACTTGTAGTTAAAATAGAATTTTTGGCAAATGTATTTGTTTCATAACGTGCTGGTAAGTTACCAGAACGCATGTATGCTTCATAGTTAATATTATTATTTGCTATCTTATGACAATAAACAATACCTCCATCTGCCCCACGGAAACCCCAACGAATAAATCCAGCACCATACCATGAATAATCTAGATAAAACATCTGCATACGAGACAAATCTAGATTAAATCCACTTGGTCCTGTGCCATCTGCACGATCAATATTCCATTGGCTTTGTGGGAACAGTCTATCAACAGTTTTACTAACAACTGCTAGATTAGCATTAGATAATCCACGATAAGCAGGACTGATATTTGCAGATGTGTCACTTGTAATATTCAATACACGATATGACATGCCACGAATTACAATAAAATCATTTGGTACTAATTGTTTGCTAAAGTTTGTACCAACACCATTAATGGTTGCACCAGATAATACAGTACCCCCAGTGGCAACGTTAGCAAACCCAGCAATCTGGTATGTACTTGAACGACGACCAGCACTTAATGTTTGTCCATCAAAATCAAAGAAAATACCATTTTGATTATCAAACATACCAAGACGTGTATTAGAACCATACCATGATGTAACTGATAGTACTGGCAATCCTGTTGCAACAGATGCAGAAGGAGTTGATGATGCAGTATACGTGAAACGATAAGGATCAAGCACAGATGCTACTGCGAACGAACCATTATATGCGCTTTCGTTACATCCACTAATGGTAACTGTTACGCCTGGATTAATATTATGTGCTTGCTTTGTGTAAACTGTTACAGTAGTACCAGAACTAGAAATATAGTCAACATTAATATTTGGTTTTAAAATAGTACCAGTTGACATCTGGATACCTTTACCAGATTGATAGCGGAAATAACGACGTGTCTGACGAATTAATTGTTGATTATGACTTTGTGCAAAGGTACTAAACTGCACACCACCATCAAATGCACGATGTAAGAATTGTCCAACTGGTCTTGGATACAATGATCCACCAGAAATAGTTCCTGTTGGTGTATTAGTTACATAAAAATTAAATGAGGTACTGTTACCTACGGTGGCAACAACCCATGAACCATTTGGTGCGTTTGTTGATGCCGTGGTTCCTGCCACAGCGATTTCATTGCCAACTGCTAAACCATGTGGAATGCTAGTAACACAGTTAACATTGTTACCACTAAAACCAAAACTACCAATACCAATTGCAGCATTACTAAAGAAATTTCCCACATAAACTAATGATCTTGCAGAATCAAAAATTGATCCACTTGTTCCAGTATATTGTACTCTTGCGGTATAAGTAAAACTCACACCTGCACTAACAGAATCAACTACATAAACGCCATCTGCTGCTGACCATAATGTGTCTTGTATGTATACAATAGAACCAGCACCTGGTGGAGTTGTAGTTGCAACAGTGACTGAACGAGAACCATTAGTGACAGAAATGTTAGTAATTGTTAATGGCGAAGTAACTGAATAATATCCCATTGGCTTGTTATTAACCAATGCCAAACTTTCCCATTTGGTTGATTGTGCACCATATTCAAAGTCAGTATCAATCAGTGCTTGTGGTTGACTTACACGAAATTTATTAACAGGGTCTGTATATAATTCTGATGGACTAAATTTTTCATCATATTCATCAACAATAATTTGCAACTTGTCAGTTGATGACATTGAGGCAGTATTATATTGTAATACCACAGTTGTGGTTGTTGTTCCAGTTGCATCAGTTGCAATCGTATGACTAGTTTCTTTTAAACTAGCGTCTGAAAAATTAAAAATTACCTGATTTGTGGTAACATTGGTAATCAAAACCATACGTTCACGTGGGATTGGACGTGGAATCACAATAGTTTTGGTTGATGGGGTAAATGTGTAATATGTATCTAATATGGTTTTTCTTGCCATTTTTGCTCCAAAGAGTGCTCTATCCGATATTTATGCTTATATGCCAAGCAGTATATCTAACGGTTTGAATGGATAGGTTTTAGTTGTAGTAGGAGCAGAAGCAACCTGTGTTCTGGCTATTACAGTGGTTCCTGGTGGGGGACAGTCAGAAAACTTGATGTTTCCATCTGTGTCAATCGTATATCCATTTTGGGAAGTTAAAGTTGAACTCAGCCAAACAGTATCATAATTAGCATTAAATGCTGGCTGGAAGAATCCATTGATCGTGACCATAACTGCCCATGGATGGGGAATGCTTACATTACTTTGATTATATCTTGTATAAAATGTATTGGTAGTACCATCTGGATATATTTCATCTAAATCATAAACTGAAGCAATTAATGGGGAGGCATTACTATAAAAATAGTTTAGGGCAGTAATATTCTGTGCTGCAGTAATATTACCAGTAACAGTAATATCAGTTAATGTTTGGCGTTTCCAAGCATTATTAGTAGAGTTGTAGGCATAGGTAATACCGTTTACTGTTGTTGTTTGCCCATTAGTTGGTGATGTTGGAAATGCCATTTATTTTATCCTTATACAGATTCCCAATTTTGGGTATCCTCGTTCCATTTATACGAATTACCATCTGTTGGGTAGGGTATCGGAGGGTACCACCAACATGTATTCTCATCTAATATCCAAGACGCATATGGTTTTGGAGGAATAAATGCATCCCGAGTACTATCGTATGTATACCCTTCGGCTGCATAATTTTTACGAAAATTTCCGTTATACGATGTTTGTTTCCAGGTTTCGTGTCCAGTTAACTTTCTTAAAAACTCTATACCAATTTCTTCTATTTCTTCTCCTTGCGGAGTCATTGTATCAATGTTGTTAACAACTAGTACTTCTATTACTATGTTGTCAAGCCCAAGTTTTGCAAAGTGTGCCATTGTCTTTTATCCTATTAAGCTGTGTATGATCCTGAACCAGTAAACGTATGGTACGTGTATCCAGCCGCTGTAACAATGTTGCCTCCGAGGCCTCTTTGGGAGCCAAGATAACGAAGAATAACAATCCCTGATCCACCTGCACCTGACGTTTGTGGTCCGTAACTACTACCAGTGCCACCACCACCACCACTGCCGGTATTTACTACACCATCGCCTGTACCTCCGTTCCATCCACCAGCACCACCGCCACCTGATCCACCAGTGCCTCCTGCACTAATATTTCTTCCATCACCGGCGCCGCCGCCACCGCCAGCAAAATAATATGTGCCTCCTACATTTTGACCTTTTCCGGTTGCTGTACCCCAAGCAGAATACGATGACGTTCCTACTCCACCATTGTGTGTACCAGCACCACCTGCTCCACCACCACCACCTGATGACCCACCACCAGACAATCCTACTGCGCCACCATCGTATCCCTGTCCTGCTGTTCCGGTACCTTGTGTTCCACTCCATCCACCAGCACCACCACCTGAACCCCAACCACTACCACCATTTCTATTTCCTGATTCACCTACTCCATATCCACCTTTAAGGGCTGTTGTAAATGAATAACCTGTTGCTGTGATTGTTGTGTTTGCACCAGGATTTCCGTTTTGACCGCCAGAAGTAAATCCAGCTGCACCTGCACCAACAGTAATAGTTAATATCGTGCCAGGCACAACGCCAGTTACTGTAGCACCAACTACACCGCCAGCACCTCCACCGCCACCAGAGTCTTGACTACCACCTGTACCTCCACCGCCACCACCAGCAATAGCTAGATATTCAATACTATATACATCTCCAACAACTTCCGACCAACCTGCACCAGGCATATATGCTTCTACTCTAGTAAGTGTAGTGTTGTATCGCATTACTCCAGGTTGAGGATTAGCTGGTCTTTGTGCTGTGGTTCCCGACGGTAGTTGTATTCCGGATGTAGTTGAGACTAACCCAGAAACATTTGAAGTTAAGTAAGTAGCTACTTCTGTATTACCGTAACTTGATCCGCTACTAAATGCTGTACCATTGGAATAGAAAAATCTATCTGCATACACATTAGATGTAATTACATTTGCTGATACAGTAATATTTCCATAGGTGTTAGTGGTATTACCGGTAATTGCATTTCCTGCTAATACATACGATCCCCCGCCGGGGTTGGATAAAACTAAAGTGTCTGCTGTAGCACTAATTGTTGCTCCACCTAAGCGAATAGTATTACCCGATAACCACAAATCTCTAAATCTATATGCCGACGAACCTAGGTCATATGTAACATTTGCTGATGGTAAAATATTACCAGTCATTGTTAGTGTGCCGGCTATTGTTGTGTTTGATAGCAGTCCTGTTGAACTACCACCAACAAAACCTGTTTGTATATCTATCCAGTAACTGCTAACACCGTCGCTTACATATTCGTATAGGGTATCCTCACTGGTATTATACCAGTGATCACCTGTGGAGGGATTACTAGGGCCAGTTGCGGCCGCAGTATACTTTCCAGAAGGAATTCTAGACCAGGTATTTGTCGTTGATGCATATATATATCGTATTCCGTTAACAGTTGTTGTTTGTCCATTAACGGGTGAAATTGGAAATGCCATTATTATCTCTGCCTATTATTCCTTATTTATAGAAAAAATAGACAAAAAAATAGGGAGCCGAAGCCCCCTAAAATTGGATTAAAATGGTATTTTAGAACTTATATGCATATTCTAAAATCCAAGCATCAGCCTTTCTAGCCCCATTATTTGGGTTTAGAATATTATGACTATCTGCATAATAAACTAGAGCATATCGTAGTTCTAGTACATTGTTTTTATTAATTTCCCAATTTGGACCAAAGCGCAATTTATTTACGTCCTTGCCATCTGTTCCATCCATTGTACGAATAATACGATCACTAACCGTCCAACTCCAAGTATTATTAAAACTATACTTAATTGCTGGTTCTAAGTATACATAATCATAATTTTCTTCATTACTCATTGCACGTCCAACTAGTCCACGCACATAACCACTAAATCCTGCTCCTAGTTTAAAATCTGTGCGTAATCTAACACCCATTTTAGTTTGAGTATTATTACCAGTTTTTCCGTTATCGTACATATTGTCCTGATTCCCTTCAAGCATTAATTCAGCACGATTTAGCCATCCTTCTTTCCACTGAATTCCGGGATACATGCTAAATGCAATATTGTTCCCCCCATTCTTAGAAGTTTCATGTTCATATTCAAATGCAACACGAGGTTGACCAGATTCTGCAAAAGCAAAGTTAGACAACATCAAAAGTACTACAAAAAGTTTTTTCATTTTAAATCCTTATAAATGTAAATAGTCCTGCTGTTACCAGCATAATTAAACCCCACGCACTTAATGCACGATAATAGGTATTCAAAGGTGTTCCAAAATATCTATTACCCACACTAATACACTTGTGAGTTGGACTTAACAAATAAGCAGTGAAATCCACAGCAAAGAACCATAAGAAATATTCAGTTCCGAACACTTGTGCCATAAGCACAGCGATTGCCACAAACTTACCACTTGAACCCATTAGAAAACTAATTACAAACCCTAGTACAGATATGATCAACATACCAACAAATGTAGTTGGATCAATCACTGTGCCACGTATAATAGTTTCAAATAATGCATTGTTACTCTTAAAGTAGTTTCCTACCATTATAACTACTGCCACTATTGCTAAAACATCCCAACGAACATATCCAAATAACTTCTTGAAATTCCATTGTTGAGTGATAAACATATAGTAGAGAGTTAAAAATCCAAAGCAACTAATCATCCAACGTTCATTATAAATGTAAAAACCAATTGCGATAATCATTGGAAATACATTACGAATAACTGCAGACAATTTAAAATTACCAGGTGTAATAACTACTTCATCTTCTTTTACCTGTGTCCAAACATACCAACCAATAAAAGCCAAACTAACAACTAATAATGGTGCTATGGTTTGTAACCACGCAGAGTAAGTAAGACCAAAAGCAGCAATAGGAAGAATAACTGTTTTCTCTAGTGGTGACCACATATAATAGTGGTGAGTTGCTAGATAATCAACAATACCCATTTTTTGACGCCCTGCTCCATCTTTAGGTGCTACTGTATCTAACAAGCCTGCTGATACAGTAACACGACCTTCAATGGGTAGCACACCACCTATTGCACTTAAGAGAGCGACAACAAATCTATTACTACGAAATGTGTTTCTTACATAGGCAAATGCTGGGGCGAAGAGTTGATACTCTTTTGCTAGTCCAGCACTGATCATAATGAAGAAAATCATCCATAGATATGTGATGTCCTTTAGTAGGACAGAAGTTATGAACTCCATAGTTTCTCCTATTTTTTCCAGAAATGAAATGGACATTTACCACCATGGAAATGCCGTTCATACATGGATTTGATTTTGCTTCTATTCAATACAAAATTCATTGCATTAAAATATCGGCGTTTTAGTGACCACATCTCATCCCAACTGTTTTTGTCTCTAACAATCAGTTCTAAGTTGCGTTCGCTAATTGGTATAATATGCGCAAGAGGAGTACCTGCACGTATTGTTTTTGTTCCAATTGGTGTGTGCCAATTTAATTGAATGTTTACTTCTGTGCTAATAGCAGGATCAAGAATTCCAGTCAGCGCTTGGAAGTCGTAACTATCAGGATATGGCACAGCAGTAATTAATAGTTTAATACCTTTTGGCGCTACTACATGCCACGGTGTGTTTAGTTTTAATACACTAGGATGCGCATACGGTGGGCGAGGTAAGTATTTTGCCACTGTTTTATGACTGTGTATTTGTGCTACTTGATTTGAACCCATTAATAATTTTAGGTCATCATTTGGAACCAGCCAACCATAGTTTTCACCATCTGTATTCAATGTAACATCATGCCATGCTGGAACAATGAACCCATAATTGAATAAGTCAAAAATACCAGGACATCTGTATAGATGTGGTTGTGTTTTGTCTGCTTGTTTATAATCAGCACGAACTGTTGCTATCCAATTTGGTAGCACGTCGGTTGGTTTTACTATAGGATATGCATCAACAACACCTGCAATATCAGAATAGAATTCAATAGTATTTTTCATTGTATATATTTTGAGGTGCTTGGAATCTAATATTGAAGGCTATATTAATTCTATGTCTTCCAGAGTTATTGATTTCCGTTTCATGTGGCAACCATGCTGGCCATACATATAAATCGCCATCATCTGGGCTAAATGTTGATGCGCTGACAAAAGGAGCATAAGGGTTGCATCCTTCTAATAGATTAGATGGATTGCTAAACATGATATCGCCAGTACCTGTGCCTTGTAGGTAATACACTGCTACGTAGTGATGTAACTGATGATTATGTAATGCATTTTTACTGCCAATTTGATTAATGTTAGTCCAATAGTTTACTTCGGCTGCGCCAAAAAAACTTGATTTTTCTTTATACAGTGGGTCTTGCATTTGATAATGATTACCTGCTTCATTAACTAAATTACGTATTTCATCCATCAACCAATCAATATTCTTGTATTTGAAATGGCTACGCCAGCATCCACGATTACTAAATCCTAGCGTAGAATCATTTTGTTTATATGCTTCCCATGCTTCATCAATGAGTTGCTTTCGTTGTTCTGGTGTACCACAGTTAGTCGCAAATACGTCTGCTTGTATTATAGGAAACCGTTTCATTTTTGAACCACCACAATATATAACCCATTCCACCACATACCTTTATTTTCGGCAGAATTTAATAATTTCTTTGAATATAATACTTTAAGTTTAGACATACTAATGCCCAAATCAGCACCTTGAACTACCCCTTGCCAATTTGCATCATCAAATACTAATATTGCAGTGTCTGCAAAACAATCATAATAGTGACTTATGGCCCGGGCAGTAATGTTAACATCGTGTGAGCCATCATAAAAAAACAAATCAATGTCTTTTATTTTTTTTCGTTCTGTGTAAAATAGATCACAATCATGAATAATTAAATTATCATATCCATTCATATTTTTAACAAATATATCTTTTGTGTTGTCTGGAAGTTCAAATTCACCAGATTCTGGTTGAACATTCAATTTCCAACTATCAACACAGTGCATGTGAATATTAGATTCGGCAACTGCTGTAGCAGTGGCTCCCATTGCCGAACCAATTTCTAGATAATTATCACAGTGTTTTGCCAGCGAATACAGTAATTGTCTGACTCTATTTGAGGTAAGACCTTGAACAGATGATTGTAACGTTACATTAACACTATCAACTAATTCTTTAGTGACAGCGTACACTAGTGGGTGTTGTTTTATTTTAGATTTTGCTTGGTATACTTGGTCACAATAATTACATTCCCAACAATCAAATTTACAATTTTTAATCTTTTCTCGCCATACAGTAATAGGCTTGTTTACAAGATTTGTTTCGTTTAGGTATTCATCAAAATCATTAAAAAGTATAGGTTCATTATTACGATATCGTTTAACAATATCCATGGTATTAAACAATTGTTTAACACTTTCTCTACCATGCATTTTAAATACATCTACGTATTGTAGGAGGTCTACCCAATCTTCTCTCCATGGGGGAATGTTTGCTGTTTTCAATGATGTTGCAGAATCTTCAATTTCCCATTTAGGACAACTGACACGACTGATACTATCATTAAAATATTGAGGACTATTTCCTGTTCTAGTATTATTAAATTGAAAATGTTCGTCCATCATAGGACAACCACCCAAACATCCCTCATTACCAAGTAAACTGATCTTTACGCCATACTTGTCTGCGGCACGACGAATTTTAATCAACTCGTCTCTATTACGCATCAAATCACGATCAAGATTTATATAATGAAATCCAACTTCAGCAAGACGTGCTACTTCTTGTGCTTGTGTTACGTTACGTAATATAGTATTTTTGATTTGTAATTCGGGGAATTCTTTTTGTATTTGTCTTGTTGCTAACCAATGCGAATGTGGAATAGTTGCTGATCGCACACCTATGTCGTATAACATTCTAAAATTATGAATAAACAAATCCAAGTTTTCTTGGCTAGGTCTAACCATAACATTATTAAAGGTAGCAGAAACTGGAATGCCTAGACTTTGTTGAATATACAATGCAGTTTCAATCGGTGCCATATCATTTACATCAAATACGTCACCCATTGCATCTTGGACAAATGGAGGCATTCTACTAGTAAAATAAAGATCATAAATCACATCTTTATTTTCTTGTAAAAAAGAATAGAATCGTTTAAACTCAGATTCCCTGAGTTTCGGGTTAATTGGTATTGAAAACATAATTTATAAGTGGTTCTTATAAATTATACACCGAACCACCTTGATAATCAAGATCCTGCTGTTGCGCTGCTGGCATATTATAACCAAAGCGTTGATGCATAAGGATATTTAAGTCTGCCATGGATAGGCAATTTTTTATTTCGGATTCAATTCCCTGCTTTGTAGCCAATAGGTCACTGATTTGTTGATTATAATTTTGAATGGCAGATAATACTTTTTGAACCATTTCTGCTTTAGTGATATTACGTGCTGCTGCCAATGCATCAAGCATAGGAGTAGAAGCAGCATTATCTAGGTTATATGCTTCTGCTTCGGAACGTTGTTGCGGCCACGTATTTTGTTCTAAATCAGTTACTCCTAAATTAACATGTCGCAGTCTACGATCATACACTTCGTCTAGAAACTTTCTTAACCCAATTTTCATAAACTTAGTTCCGTTGTACTTGTCTTCATCAGTTAAGTAATATTTTACTTTCAATGATTGATCTTCAACAGAACTAATAATATTCAATTGATCGTTAGTTAATGTATTTGCACGTACAGAAACATATCCAGAATAATTTCCAGCAAATTTCCATGCCAATGCAACTGCTTCATCTTCAATCACAACGGCATTTAGATGATCTATTTTTACAACATCTTTGACAGAATCATCTAAGTAGCCAATGACAAAATCTAGCCATTGTCCTGTGCGTTTAATAATCCCCAATTGGGGATCACTGACTGTTCTGAATAGTAGGTACATCCTGTTTATCCTGATTTAATATTAATTGTTTTGCCAATTCTGATGGAGGCAATTTACCTTGCTGAATTGCTTCATTTACAGAATTTAACAAATAGTTTGTGCGCATTTCATTTCTAACAAAATATTCACATGCAATTTGCATAACTTCCATTTGTTGTTCTGGCTCAAGCATAGTGACTGCTTCCATATTACCAACACCAGCACGTCCATATGCTATCATATCCAATGCTGTTTGTTTTGCAAGTCGCATTGTCCAGTATTCTTTTTCTAATTGTTCCGAAATTTCTGGATCTTCAAAAACATCAATTAATCTAGTTCCGTTTGGTAAATGTCCTTCTGGACTATTATTAAACTCTTCAATGATCTTAATGTACATTTCTCTTTCATTATACGCATCACGCAATCTCAATTGACTACGTTTAAGACCTGCTGTGAGTTTTAATATCTCAAGTTCATGAATCTTCTTTTGTGCTGGACTAGTGGTTTCGTTTGCACGTTCCTGTTCTAATTCAATTTCTAATTCAATTTTTTTAACTTCATATTCCATACCCTGAACTGCATGTTCACGAGTATTCATTTCTATAATATACTGACGCAATTTAGCAAATGGTGTTACTTGTGCATTGCCAATAAAGTTTTTAACTTTAAACTCAGGCGTTGTCCACTCTTTGCTCATTGCAACAGCAATAATATCTTTTTGATCTTCAGACATACCACTAACATCAGTGATAATATCATCTTTTGAAAACTTATCTAAATGCATTTTTATCCTTTCCAAACTGCATGTCCTGAACTTCCACCGGGAACTCCAGTGCGCACACTACCTGCGCCTAATTCGTATCCAGTTTCAGTATTATAATTGAATTTCCAACCTCGGTTATTTTGTGCTCCATCGTAACATCCATACATGTATTGCCACGCTTGACCCATATCAAAATTTTCTTCACCACTATTTCCTACTGGTTTTGAGCAAGTAGTATTTTGAGTATCAGTTGCAGTATTCCAGCGGCGAAGATTATATCCACCATTATAGGTTCCTTCGTTACCACAATACCCTTTACCTAACTTACTACTTATACCTTTCTGTTGACTGCCACTTCCTCCAACTGTTGTTGTTGCAATTGAAAATGTAGTACCCGAACTAAAAGTTAATTTTTTACTTTCATTACCCCAATAATATGCCGCAGTTTCGCTACTAAAAGAAGTAGCCCCAGATTGTTGTGAATCTCCTGTAATTCCAGTACCAACACCAACTGTTTGAGTTTCGGTTGCTGCTGTAAACACATCAATTACACTACTACCACCACCCGTGATGTATGCATAACTTTGTTCTTTAAATCCAGTTCCACAGTCATCACGACCAACGCTCATGTTCCAATTTGTATTTGTTCCTGCTGTTGTTTCTGTGGCTAAGTTAAATGCCACTGTTTGTGCGCTAGTACCAGGCCATGATCCATCGGCTGACCAAAGAAACCCACGACTTGTGCTACAGAATCCAGAAGTGTATGCTCCAGCATATGCTAATAAGTCTCCTAAATTAGTCATCACATCTGTGGCATGAACCATTTTATTTACATTTTTCCATGGACTACTACTTTGATATCCACCCATAACATAACCAGTAGTAATTATTTGACGATATAAAAACGCCCCACCACTTGCACTTGATGTGGCATCTTTCCACAAACCAGTGTCATAAATTTCCATCAAATTGGTACTGGTATTATAGATTATTTGTCCATTAACAGGACTGCTTGGCCTAGTACCAGTAGTAAAACTAGGAATTACTACACCATTTGCATCAATAACTATATTAGCATTTAATTTAAAAACCATCTCAACCTTTCCAACAACATGCGCCAGAACTTCCTCCAGCAACACCTGTTCTTACACTACCTGCACCCAACTCGTATCCTGTATCTGTGGTATAACTAAATCTCCATCCACGATTGTTTTGTGATCCATCGTAACAACCCATCATGTATTGATGATCTTGTCCCATATCAAAATTTTCTTCTCCAGAATTGCCAATAGGTTTAGAAATAGTTGTGTATGTTTGTGTAGGAAATACCCAACGACGCAGGTTATATCCTCCATTATAATTTCCTTCGTTACCTGCGTAACCTCTGTTTAATTTGGAATTAATACCTTTTTGTTGTCCGTGTGCGCCTAAATTAACATTTGCACCACTTATATAATAATCACCACTCAATCCAGATCGTGCTGGATCTATTCCACTGACTGTAGAAGTTGCAAACGTCAATCTAAATGTACCGTTATCGCAGTATCCGTATCCTGCAGTTTCGTCGCTCATTGTACCAATGGCATTTGAACTATCACTGCTACTTGTATCTCCACTGATAGGAGTGTTATACGGAGTTACTCCACCCATTTGTATGTAATTGCCAATGTAAGTAAAATCAGCCAACATTGTTTCTGTTGTCAAATTAAATACATCTACGTCTGCATTTCCACCACCCACAATATAGGCATACAAGGTTTCTTTAAAAATAGTACCCATATTATTTCTATTAACACGCATATTCCAATTTGTGTTTAAACCAGAACCAGTTTCGGTAATCATTGAAAACGCAGAAGTAGTTGTGCTACTTCCAGGAAAACTATTATCAGTTGACCAAATAAATCCTTTACTGTTATTATTTGTTCCACTAGTATATGCACCAGAATTCGTTAATAGATCACCAAGATTTGTCATAACATCTGTGGAATGATTCATACGGTTGACATTCTTCCATGGGCTACTATTTTGATACCCTCCCATTACGTAGCCTGTTGTAATTACTGTTCTGTAAAGATATGCAGAACCTGTAGCAATATTACCCCCTATGGTTCTCCATATACCACTTTGACCACCTATATTTCCAAAATAACCTTGTAATTGTTGTGCATCTGTATTATAGATAACATAACCAGTAGTAGCATTGGTTGGTCTATTATTATTTGTAAAAACAGGAGCGACAATACCAGTAGTACCAACTACTGTATTACCTATTATGAAGGACATTAATTATCTCCCGTAATTGATCAATTTGTTGTTGTTGTTCATTGATAGCAGCAATTAGTAATGGAACTATTCTTTCATAACTAACTGTTTTATATTCACTATTAACTGGACTTGAAGTTACTACTTCGGGCAATACGCTTTCAACACTTTGTGCAGATACACCAACTTGTATTCTAGTATCATTGATTCCAATACTTAGTGCTAAATCATTTGGTGTATAATAAAACGTATCAATTTGTTTTATTTTTTGAATTGGATTTAATATTGCGCCCAATTTATTTTTTAATCTTTCATCAGAATACGCAGCAATAATTTGATTTGTGGCTAAAATATTTCCTGTAACAAAAATATTACCAACAAAACTTGCTCCACCAAGTGTAGTTATCGCACCACCAGTTGCTGTACCATTTGTAGTTGATAAAACTAATAAATTACCAGTGGTTGAATCATATTTTACATTGGCTGCTCCAGCAAATGCACTAGAACTATTGAATTGAATTTGTCCATTACTGCCACCTGGTGGACTAGAGAATGATGCTCCATTTGCCCAAAATACTCCACCAGCAGTATAAATGTTACCAGTAACACCAACGCCACCACCAACTACCAAAGCACCAGTAGATGTTGATGTAGATGTTGTTGCAGATGTAATAATTACATTACCATTCGCAGATGAGAATAATACATTTGCTCCACCAAAAACATTTGAATTGTTAAATTGAAACTGTCCATTACTGCCACCGGGCGGGCTAGAAAAAGACGTTCCATTTGACCAAAAAACTCCACCAGAGGTGGTAATTGTATTACTGGTAGTTTTATTTGTATAAATGTTTGATAGATAACCAGTGGCTGCACCAATAGAATAAATTCCATTTAACGCAACAACTATATTTCCACTTAAAGTAGAACTTGGAATATTTGTGATATTTCCATTCTGACCAGCAAATGTACCAACATCAACCCATACACTATTTGTTCCATCGCTTACATATTCATATAAAACATCTGTCGCAATATAGTACCATTGGTCGCCTAGACTAGGAGTAGTAGGTGCTATATTACTTGCGGTATAAAGATTATAAGTTGTGGCAGCACTACGCACCCATGCAGTTCTTGCACTGTTGTAGGTATACGTAATACCATTTACTACTGCGGTTTGACCATTACTGGGCGTATTAGGAAATCCCATCTTTTACCTTATAATCTTATATTTATTGAGGTAAAGCATCCCAAGTCTGCGTGTCTTCATTCCAGTTATACATACCACCATCTGTTGGGTGTGGGACAGGAGGATTCCAACGACAAGTTTCCTCATCTAGTATCCAACTTGGATATGGTTTTGGAGGTATGAATGCATCACGATCACTGTCGTATGTAAATCCAATACCAGCATAATTTTTACGAATGTTAGCGTTGTAACTGGTTTTTTTCCAAGTTCCTCCTAACAAATTTCTGCAAAAAGTAGCACCAATTTCTTCTACTTCGTTTCCTTGTGTGTCCATAGTATCTTTATTATCAACAACGATAACTCTTAGTACTACGTTGTTCTCGCCTAATTCAGCAAAATGTGCCATTTAATTTTCTCCTTAATTACTGTATTTAAAACTGTATGTAACCAGTGGATTTAAAAACATAATATGTATATCCACCGCTTTGAATAGTACTTACATTAGAACCACCGATAATTGCATTTGCTGATGTACTAGGATGTCTAATTAACATAAATCCAGAACCACCATTTCCACCAATAGTTCCACTTCTTTCCCCGCCACCGCCACCACCCCCAGTGTATGCGGTCGCATCTGTTGCATTACCAGTTGAACCAGCACCACCACCGCCGTTGCCTCCAGTGCCTGGTGTTCCTCCATTGTAAGTAGAACCACCTCCACCACCACTAAAATAATATGTGCCTCCAACGTTTTGACCAACACCACAAGCACTTAACCAACTAGTATAAACAGATGATCCAACTCCGCCGTTTCCACCAGTGGTTGATGTGCCGTTTGCACCAACGCCACCTGCTCCTCCGCCGCCACCTGCCCCATAGTTAGGTGCTCCGTTTAAACCATTACCACCAGCATAACCTTGTCCACTGATACCAGCGGCACCAGTGTTACCACCAGCAGCACTGCTACCTGCACCACCACCACCAGAACCACCGCTATTTGTAGTAGAAGCAGTAGTATTAAAATTTATTCCTCCTCCACCACCAACTGCAACGTTGCTTGAAAATATTTGAGTATTACCACCCTGACTTCCGTAGGCATTTGTACCATAAGCACCACCAGCACCAACAACAACAGAATAAGTTGTTCCTGTCATAACAGCGAATGAAGGATTGTAAAAATATCCGCCACCGCCACCACCACCATTGTGATATGTGCCACCGCCACCACCGCCACCACCTGCAACAGCAAGAAACTCAACAGATGTGACATTTGTTCTAGATGGTGCCCAACGTAATATAACAACGCCACTGCCGCCAGTTCCACCACTAGAGTTACCAGGTGATCCTTGCCATGCACCACCGCCACCACCACCACCTGTACTGATTGTGCCGGGGGTTCCATTACCGTTACCACCATATCCAGCACCTCCACCCCCAACTCCACCTATGCCCCCAGTGTTGTAACCGCCACCGCCACCTCCACCTCCGTAGGCAACATTGGCTCCAGTGATAAAACTATAAACACCATCACCACCTTTACCACCAGTACCAGTGTTTACGCCATTTGCACCAACAGCAGTTGCTCCGCCACCACCGCCACAACCTGTGCTACCATTACTTACGCCAGTTCCTGTGTGATATCCACCTCCAAAACCTTGATTAGCTGTGCCTATACTTTTACCAGTAGTTGATCCACCTGCACCACCTGCACCTCCTCCCGAACCTCCTGTGTATCCCACGGAATCTGGATAACTTGCTCCACCTCCTCCACCAAGAGTTGATACAGTGCTAAAACTAGATGGTGATCCATTACCTCCCCAAACACCACTTCCTGAAACAGGTAACGTACCACCTGCTCCAACTACAACAGAATAATTTGAGCCAGGAGTAACAGAAAGATATCCATAGGTGACACCACCAGCACCACCTCCTCCACCACATGCACTATGATTAAATCCATTTCCACCAGCAGCACCACCCGCAACAACTAATGCTTCAACGTTATATACACTAGGGGGACATGTCCAAGTACCAGAGCCAGTAAACACATCTACGTTTGGGGTGGCATACCTAACAATAACTATTCCAGAACCACCAGCACCACCATTTAAGTCGGCAGGATACCCACCACCGCCGCCACCACCTCCGGTGTTAGCCGTAGCAGCACTACCAGGCACCGATTGCCCACCCTGTCCACCTCCGCCAGGTCCGCCAGTTCCGCTAGAGCTTGGTCCGTATCCAGAACCCCAACCTCCACCACCACCTCCACCGATGACATAATTTCCGTTATAAAGAGTTCCGTAATTAGATTTTTGAACTAAATCACTATATGTACTAATACCAGGTCCGCCAGGTCCAGAGGAAGCCGATGTACCAACACCACCTGCACCTCCACCACCTGATCCAGCATAACTAGGTGCTACAGCACCACCACCTGCATAACCTTGTCCTGCGGGGCTTGCTGTACCTGCAGCATAACTGCCTCCAGCACCACCACCTCCACCAGATCCTCCACTACCAGCACCACCTGAGTTCCAACTACAGCCTCCACCACCACCCACTGCTGGTGTTAGAGAATCAACTCCACTAAGTTTAAATGTGCTATTTGATCCATTTGTGCCTTTTGTGTTTCTATCTGTGGCACCAGCACCACCTGATCCAATAGTTATGGCATATGTTTGACCCGGTGTTACTGATAATGCTGCGTTATAAACATAACCACCAGCACCGCCGCCACCTCCCATAGTATTACCACCACCCCCACCACCCGCAAGCATTAACACTTCAAGTGAAGTTACTCCAGCAGGAACTGTCCAGTTTTGGGTAGATATAAATGTTCGTACTATGCTTGCAGAAGGAGAACCACTTCCATATAATCCAGCACTTAATAATTGCTGAACTTCAGACATTTTAAAAAATCCAGCAGCAGCAGTGGCAGACGTATTTGGTGTAGCCTTTGGACCTATAAAACCAGCATTACCTCTTGGCATTTTAGCTAATTACCTCATATGAACAAGTAACCTGTGCTGCCGTTGCTGAACTACAATTTGCTTGTAAATAATCACCTTCTTCCATATACAATGAGCTATCTTTTGCCACTACAACTAGTGTACTATTTGCAGGGACAGTCATATTACCTGCTATATAATATGAAGATGAACCTCTACCAATTGCAACATTACAATAAACAGATGAAGTAGTATAATTTGCTACTAATACATCATTTACCTTCATAACATTACCGCTCGTTGATCCATTAGTAATTACATTTGATAATGTAGTGGTTAATTGTGCGTATGCTGTTTTTCCATAAATCGTGGTTACGCCGACTATATTAGGTGCTGCCATGTTATCCTCCGAATACTATTGACATTGCAATAGCCTTTCCTGTTGTTGTAGTGTTTGTTAGTTTTGATCCATCACCTAATACATAATTACCTTGAACATTTCCAGTTGCAATTACATATGATGTTGTTACATTTCCAGTAGTAGTTAAATTTGCTGCTTTTACATTTCCTGTGGCAGTTACTATTCCAGTTACGACGTTACCTGCAGTAACATTTGCAGTTACTGATATATTAGATGCTGTTAAAGTTCCTGTAACAGTAGCATTAGCAATCGCTGCTGTACTTTTCTTCCAACTATTAGTTGCGCTGGCGTAAACATACGTAATATTATTTACCGTTGCTGTTTGTCCATTTGTTGGTGATATTGGGAATGCCATTTTATTTTATCCTTAACCAGTGAAGTTAAATGTTCCGGTGGCTGTAAAGTAATGATACGTGTATCCATTAATAACACTTACCGTTCCTCCAGTGGCTCTTTGAACTGTTCCTGCATAACGAATGACAACTGCCCCTGAACCACCTGCACCACTAGCAACACCGTATACACCAGATTGTCCACCAGCACCACCACCTCCACCTCCGGTGTATTGTGTTCCGGAAGGTGCTTGAGCATTTACATTGTATGCTCCGCCATTGGCACCTCCTCCGGATCCTCCTGTTCCTCCAGTTCCGTTTCCACCATTTCCATGATTGCCGCCGCCGCCTCCGCCTCCAAAATATCCTGCTGAACCAAATGTACTAAACGCAGAATAACTTACACCTATACCACCAGGTCCGGCACCACTAGCAGAACCTGCGGTACCCACAGCACCTGCACCTCCACCGCCACCCCCCACTAAAGTTGGGCTGTAACCGCCCCCTCCAGCATATCCTTGACCAGCGATACCATTAGAACCAGATGCAACGTTATAAGTTGCACCACCGCCAGAACCACCAGTATTACTGGAACCAGTAGGTCCGGTATATCCACCATTACCACCACCAGTGGCAACAAAATTTACTCCTGATGGTGCATAGACAATTGAAGAATTTGAACCACTCACACCATTAGGTCCGTTAGGACTTGATGCTCCAGCAGCACCACCGCCACCAACAGTAACAGTGTATGCAGCATTTGTTGTTGCACTAAGTGACGCAGAATAGAGAACGCCACCTGCTCCTCCTCCACCTCCACCTGCCCATGTACCACCGCCTCCACCTCCTGCAACAATAATATATTCTAAAGTGACTACATCTTGTGCAAGAATCGTCCATCCACCAGTGGGCATGTATGTTTCCAATGCTGCCCTTGTTGTATTGTATCTAAGTGCCCCGTTTGAAGCCGTTGCTGGTCTTTGTGCTGTTGTACCTACTGGAATACTTAATACGTCTGTTCTCAATGACATCCCAGACACATTTGAAGTCATATATGCTGCAACATCTGTATTTCCAAAACTTGAACTACTAAATGCTGTGCCATTAGAATAGAAAAATCTATCCGCATAGACGTTTGATGTAATAACATTACCATTTGAAGTTATATTTCCAAACGTAGTTGTATTTGTTGCGACTGCGGTATTAGATGAATTGCTAATTGCATTTGCAGTTAGCGTACCACCTGTGGTGGATACTGTACTTACTGTTCCAGACGGAGAAACAACAATACCTGTTGGATTTGGATTCGCCACTGTTGGTTGAGGTATTAAAGCAATTGCGCCGCTGGTAGCATCTGTTTTAATCGTTGCACCGCCGAGATCAATCGTAGTACCACTTAAAAATAAATCTTTAAATCGTTTTGTAGTAGTTCCTAAACTATATGTTATATTCGCTGATGGAACTAAGTTACCTTGAATTGTTGTATCTAATAACTGGCTTCCCGCAGTTGAACTGAATGTTTCGGACGTAACATCTACCCAATAATTGCTAGTACCATCATAGGTGTATTGATATAATATATCTTCGTTAGTGTTATACCAATAATCACCACGTATTGGACTTGCTGGTGGAGTTGTTCCTACTGTTGGCAATATCCCCAATGCTGTTTTCGTAGAATTAACGTTGTAAACACTGCTAATACTAACATTAGATAATACTAAATCTGAAACTACAGTGCTTGTTGGAGCAACAGGGCTGCTTGTATCAACCCACTGTAAACTATCACCATCGTCAATATATTCAAATAGTATGTCACTAGCAATGTAATACCATTGATCACCTTTTGATGGACTTGACGGTGCTGTATTACTTGCTGTAAATGTACCACCCCCACCACCTCCACTAGTAAATGCGACATTATTACCTGCCCAACGAATACCATTTGTTGTATAAAGCACATTAGCAAATACATTGCTAGTTACATTTACATTTCCAGTAACAGTAACGTTTCCAGCTTGAATGTTTCCAGTATAGGTAGTTAAATATGCAGCAGTATTTGCATTGGCACTAGTATATAAACTAGTGATTGAAGTATTAGCCCAAGTTTGATATGCACCTAAATTAGCTTGTATAGCTACGACATTGGCATTTGCATAAGTTTGATATGCGCCTAAGTTTGCATTAATTGAGTTAATACTTGTTGCTTGTGTTGCAGCATTAGTATTAGCGTATATTTGGTATGCACCCAAGTTGGCTTGTGTACTAGTATTACCAAGGAATAACGTTCCTATGTTTGCACTTACATCACCAACATTAGTAAGAGAAAGCGAAGCGCCAGTAAATACTGCGCCAGTATTACCAATTGTTGCTGCATTAATTGTATTTGCAACAATAACATTTGCAAATTCTGTATTAGTAACGTATTCATAATTTACTGAAGTAATGTTACCAACAACCGATAAATTTCCTGTAACTGTTAAATTTCCACCAACAGTAACTGGAGTAGTACCAGCCAAGTTAGCAAGCATTTGTACATTGCCATAATTGCTGCTTGAGAATGGTGTTCCATTTGCATAAAAGAATCCAGTTGCAAGCACATTACCAACGAATGCATTACCAGCAATACCAATACCACCTTTAAGAACAACTGCTCCAGTTGTTATGTTTGTACTGTCAGTAGTATCAGTGAATACTACGTTACCACTAACATTATCATAAATGATGTTAGTTCCATCTTGTGAGCCACTATTATTGTATGTAATTGACCCACTAACACCACCAGCAGGTCCAGTTATTGATACGTTATTACCAGCCCAATAGAGTCCAGACGTATAAACAGCACCAGAATATACATTACCACTTACACCTGCACCACCATTAACTATTAATGCTCCAGTTGATGTAGAGGTAGATGCAGTGCCACCATTAATATTAATTGCATATGGAGTTAATAAACCAGTTGCTGGATTAAATGTCAGTGATGTAGTTGCATATAATGGATTGTTGCCACTTGTAGCAGAAACAAAAGTAATATATCCTGTACCAGTATTTGTATTTGCTGTAATGCCAGAATTTACAGAATTAGTTGCAGTAGTTGCAGTTGATGCACTGGAAGCACTACCATCAATGCTTATACCAGTTAATGTTTGACTTCCACTTGATCTTGAAAGATCAAATGCAGTAGTGCCAATATTGATAGTGCCATAATATGTATTAGATAATATTCCACTTGTATGAACATTGCTTGTTACATTAACATTGCCAGCACTAACATTACCAGTGTAAGTAGAAATATATGCTGCAGTATTTGTATTGGCAGTTGAAACAATGTTGTTTATTTCTACTTGTTGTGCAGAAATATTTGCATTAGCCCATGTCTGATATGCACCTAAGTTTGCATTTGTGCTAATGTTACCAAGATACAATGTTCCTATATTTGCATTAGCGTATGTGTAATACGCACCAATATTTGCATTTATATCATTGATATTTGTTGTTTGAGTTACTAGATTTGCATTGGCCCAAGATTGATATGCACCTAGATTTGCATTTGTGCTAATGTTTCCATTAAACAAAGCACCAATATTGGCAGAAACATCTCCTGTGTTTCCAATGTATAATGCACCAGCTATCCCAGCCCCACCACTTACACGTAATGCTCCAGTTGATGTTGATGTTGATACAGTTGAATTTGATAATATTAAAGCACCAGCACGAACTGTGTCGTATATAATATTAACATTTGCTAAATCTACAGTACCACCACTTGGTTCTGGGATATTACTAAAGAAATACCATGAGTTATCAGCGTGATTTCGTACTATCCCTGTGTGTTGATAATTATTAAGTGGTCCACCAATAAAATTACTATATATACCAATTTCATAATTGTATGATGGTGCATCTGCAGCTTCTAAATAAACTAAAGGTTCATTAACTTGTAGAATACTGCTTGTTTGACTAATAAGATTTGATACGTAAATATTTCCACCAACGTATAAATCTTTTTGGATTGCTGCACCACCACTGGAAACTATTAATGCACCAGTTCCAAGACCACTTGTATTAGTATTGTCATTTACAGTTAATGTAGTTACATTGGCTGATGCTGCTATATTAGGACCTAATTTTAAATTATCAGCATAACCACCAGTAAATGTAACGTTACTAGAAGTTAAATTAGTAAATGATGAAAGATTACCAAGATAGATAGTTGGTCCACCAGCAGTGGTGAATTCCCAATTACCATTTTGAAACTTGACTGTTTCTCCACCAAGGTTAATCGTTGTTCCAGATAACCAAAGTGTATTAAATCGTTTTGTATTACTACCTAAATCGTAAGAAAGATTGGCTGAAGGTATTAAACTACCAGTTATGAATACATTTGCTTGACTGTTTCCACCACCAATATTGCCGTAAATATTATTAACTTTTAAATTAGCATAATCAGTAATAGAAATATTAGAATTTGAAACACCGGTATTATTAGTCCAACCAGCAACAAATGTATTACCAGACTCGCTCCAGTAGAATGCAACATTACTGGTACTACCATTGTTGCGATTCATTAATAGACCAATGTCTACATTGGCTAAGTTTGACCCCTGATTTAGTACCGAAATTGGATCGGTAATTTCAGAAATCGTAGTATTGATCTGTGTAAACTTTGGTCTGGTTAGCGCCATTTTTTATCCTGCAGCATTTAGTATTTATCGCAAAAAACAAAGGGCACCTAAGTGCCCCTTTTGACTAAAAATGCAGTAAGTGTTAGAGTCTTCCAACAACTACTTCAATAATGCCTTCTCCTCCATCAAAATCTTCCAGTGCTTTACCAACCACTGAACCTATTTGTGGAGCATTTTCTGGTCTAGCATAACCCCCACCACCACTAACTAACATATCACCCTTACGTATTTTCCCACGAACTTTACATGGAACACGCCCCATAAGTGCTAGGCTAATTACATTTTCACCAGTTAAACCACCATTCATCAAATATGCTGGGTTTGATGAAACAATTCCAGCAACTCTGCGTGTACCATCTTCTGCAATTGTTACCTCAGAAACACCACCAAATTCCAATACTGTACCTGCTTCATACTGTGCATCAGATTGATAATTTTCTGCTAAGTCAGCATAACGTGCTTGAGTTGACACACCAAAAAATGTGTTAAACCAAGCAGTTGAACTGCCTATATTTGCTGTTACGTTTGCATTTGGGATAATATTAGCAAATGTACTAGTGGCATTGGCATTGAATGCTGTTGCAAATACATTACCCACACGATTTACTGCATTACCAATAAAAGTATTTGCAGTAGTAAATGTAGGTATTACATTCCCATTTAACGCTAACGCACCATATACCGTGTCAATTCTTTGTAATGCCATCTTTTTTCCTTATTATGACTGGTTCTCTTGCCAGCGTAATGTTGCTCTAGCGTAGTATGTTAATCCAGTATTAAGCGGAGTAACAACTACACTTAATGTATCTGGCCCATCTGGATAGGTATTAAATCCACCCAAGATAGCATTATTAAGTTCTTTAATTTTACTAAGGTCTAGTGTTGTAATACCATAACTGGTACCAGTTGTAACTGGCTGACCAAAATAGTTATATGTTGTTTGACGTGCGGGTGCTGGCTGTGTATAGCCTTGGAAAACTGTTTCACCACCAGTCACTATGGTAGCCTGATCATCATATTGTGTTAAGCTATTACCACCAACATTAGTCCAAACTGGTGCTGGAGAACCTAGCTGTCCATTTAATATAACGCTAACCAATACTGTATCGGATGCTGCTACGTCAACTCCCAATGGCCATAACTGCATGTGATTAGTCAAATCTCTAACTCCATATTCTCCTGGTATACCAGAATCTGCAGTTGGTGCTAAACGAATATTCAACAAGCAATACGGATTTGCATTATTAATTGTATTCAATTGTCCTGCACGTGCAAATGTATATCCACGATCATCTTGGAACATACCATCCATAATCATTGATGTGCCCCAATGGAATAGTGTAGGGGACGATGATGGCGCAGTATTACCATTTCTAACTTCATAGCGAACAGGTAAATTACCGGAACGGAAGTATGCTTCTATTTTATTATTACCATGAACAAATTTGTGTAGGTACTTAATTTCACCGAATTGATCTTTCACACCAAAACGAATCGTACCAGCACCATACCATGCATAATCTATGTAATACATTAAAATCTTATTAACATCAAGTTTAAATCCACTATCACCAGTGCCATCAGCAACATCAAGGTTAAACCCACTTTGTGGAATACGTGCATCAGTTGTTGCACTTACATAAACACCACTCAAACTTCCTATACTTGGGTCTGCTCTATAAGCAGGTATGATAGTCATGCTTGTATTACTAGCAACTGCGATTACTTTGTAACTTTGTCCTTTAATTACAACGTATGATCCAACAGCAACTTCACCAGTAAATGATGTTCCAGAACCAGTAACTGTTTGGCTTCCGTTAGTTACTGTTACAGTTCCTGTAATCTGTCTAGTACTGTTTCTGCGAACAGCCCATAATGTAGATCCATCCCATTCATAGAATGCACCATTCTGGTCATCAAATACACCAGCACGATTTTGAATATTACTTGATGCCTGTGCTGGATTATTAAATGCAACAGCAAAAGATACTTGAATACCTTTACCAGACTGGTAGCGGAAATACTTACGGCTTTGACGTATTACACTAGTATTTGGTTGTGTATCATTTGTGGTCATTAACATACCACCATCATATGGTTTTGCGTAGGCAATTCCTTGAGGACGAACATACACGTTACCCTGTCCCTGTGTATATGATGTTGCTAGTGTAGTGCCTAATGTAGTACATTCAAATGCTTTAGTATTTGATACAGTAGCAATAGTCCAAGGTCCATTCATGTTAACATTTGCAAAATTAATGAATGTGACAGTATTGTTTACTTGTAACCCATGCTCTGCTGCATTAATACATTGAACAGTAGTATTACCAAATCCTTTTACTGCAGTAAATGGAATATTAGCACCGGTGAAGAAAGCGCCTGGATATACCACTATACCATTCTGGTAAATTGAACCTGATGTTACTGTTCCAGCAGCATAATATCTAAATGATGTTGCCCCAGTATTACTTGCTATAAAATCGCCATTGGCATTTGCACTTGAAGTACCAATAACTTGAATAGGTTGTCCATCAGCAATGCCATGCGCAGTTGTTGTTGTAACAGAAACATAGTTAGTTCCATTACCACTAATTGAAGCAACATTTGCTGTTAATGCTGAGTCTGTATTTTTACCATAACTAGCAAACCAATTATTAGTTTGTAATAATGTCTGCCATTTAGTGGGTTGTGCACCATATTCAAAGTCGGTATCAATCAGTGATTGTGGTTGACTAATACGTAACTTACCTACTGGATCAACTAAGAAATCTCTAAAGCTAACCAGAGGGGCAGGGTTACTATCTGTGATAATTAACAACTTATCTGATGTAGAATAAGCACTAGTATCAATTGGAATATTAGTTAATTTAGCAACATAGTTTTGATCAGTGAATGTTATTGAAACTGACCCAGATGCAGTCGCAGGACTGTCCATGTAGATAGTAGTACTACCATCGGTATAATCTACAACGTTACCAGTAGTTGGTATACCAGTACCTGATACACGCCACCCTTGTTGAACGCCAGTCGTATTATACTTTAATGTTGCATAATTAGGTGCAGAAAAAACTAATGCTGTACTGCCATTAGTTGTAGTGCCAGTGACTGTTACACTTCTCTGAATATTACTAAAAACAACATTATTAAAAGTTGTATCATTAAAAGAATACAGCGTTGTTTTACTTGGAACGTGAATAATTAATAATATTTGTTCTGGTGTTGCTTTATCTGGTAGTGTTACCGCAGTATTACCAGATGTTCCAGTAGTAAATATATAACCACTTGTATACGTTTTCTTTGCCATGTTAAATCTTCCTCAATTTTTCTTTATATTTACTGTATTTTTTACAATCCACCAAAAACAATTGCATACTTAACAGCAGTATCAGTAACACTAGATGCAGTAGCAGATGTCGCTGCAACCCATTTTTGAGTAGATGCGTTATAACTCAAAAATTGTCCATCTGTTGGACTTGTGCTAAAATTAATGTCTTGTAATGTACTTAATCTTTGCGCACCAGTGCCTCCAAGAATTTTCACTTCAATAGTGGAACCAGAAGGTGGAGCTTCTGTAAAACTTAATTGGTTTGTTGTTAAACTATATGTAGCTTTTGGTTGGAATATACCATCCCACCAAACGGCAATCTGATCAATATCAGAAGGTGTATTTGTTAAATTAAATGGGCCTGTTGTTCCATTTGCGGTAATTGTTTGAGTTATCCAACCATTGTTTGTACTTGAAGTGCTAACTTGAATACCACTTTGATAAATGTTACCACCAACATATAAATTACCACTGACAATGTTAACGTTTGCACTTGCTGTTACTAATTTTTCTTCAGCAACTACTAGAGTACTAGATGCAGAACCCGGATCACTATCTGCAGTCATTGACCACGTGAATGTGGCATTGTTGTTTACTTTAATTTCTGCTATGCCATTACCAGCATCAGTGGAAACTAAACCGTAAATATCCCAAGAAGTATCGGTGTCACTTGCATTTACACTTTTAATTTTTACATTAGTAATGGCTCGTCTGTAACCAAGACTATAAAATTGTCCCTGAACATTTGTTCCAGAACCATTAAGGAAACGCACCACTAAAACATCTTTGGCAATAGAACTTGATCCATAACCTTGACCACCAGTTAATACAATTTCTAATGCTTCACCAACACCAGTACCACTTGCAAGAGTTAATGTACCAAATTTGTACCATGTTCCAACTGCCAATGATGCAGGTAATTGCATCAAGTATTTGGTTACAGATACAGTTTGAACTGATCCAGAACCAGTAGATGTTAGATTACCAGAAGTAATAACATCACCATTTCCACCAAATATTGTTACTGGTCCTACTTGTAACCCATTGTGTACTACAAAATTTTTATTTGCCATAGTTCCATATCTCCCTGTTGGCTATTTTTTAAACTTTTATTAGCGTAGAACTGACTTTAACCTGTAAGTTTGCCCCCGCACTACTTGCATTTAACCATACTGTACTACCAGAAATGTTTGCGCTAAATGTTGCCAAGTTGGCGGAACCTGTGAAAGTAACTCCATATGCTTCTATGTGTGGCGTTGATCCATCATGTACAATAACGACTTTAGCCATTTGGAATTCAGTATTATCTGTTTTACTCAATGAAACCAAAAATTCTCCACCACGATCAACTGTTTTATCAAAACTAGCAACGGACCCGGTAGTGCTTGGCGCAATAAATTTACCAGCAGGGCTGTCAACTTGAATATTTCCACTACTAATTAAAACAGAACCATTTGCTTGAAATGCAGTAGATGAATACAATGTAGTAAATCCACCCAATGCGGCAATATTTCCACCAATAACAGTATTATCTAGTGAACCACCACCAAGACTTACGCCTGTTAACGTTCCACCGCTAATATCAATGTTGCTTGCAAATAGGTAGTCAACACGATGATTTGATGCACCAATGTTAGATGTTGTAACTGGATAGAAATCGCCATTTGTATCAATTCTCCAATTTTCAAGCGATCCTGTTAATACATTGCCTGTGAAGAAACTTAATGAAGTATTATTTGCTTGGAAGTAATTAAATCCATTTTGACTGCTAATACTGTCAACAGTTGTGGTAGTAGAAAGAATTCTAACATCAATTGCATCACCAATTGCTGGTGCTTCAGTGAATACTATTGATGTATTTCCGCTGAATACATTGTATGCAATACCCGGTAATTGTAATACACCGTTAATGCTTACAATTGAAGAATTTGTTGTACTAGATGAAGGAAGTACAAATGTATCATTAACTCCATCAACGTTACCACGAATATCACCAGTACTTAATGAATATTGTGCATCAGAAATTAATGTTAATTGCGAACCAGTTCCTGACCATGATGTACCATTGTAGTATTCTATTTGATTAGTTGTAGTACTATATCGGATCATACCCTGAACATCAGTAAATCCTTGTCCACTTGGACGTTGAGAGCTAGAACCAACTGGTAGTAAGAATGCATCTGTACTATATATTGCAAGTTTGGCACCATCAGTTAATGTAGAGCCAGCCATATTGCCACCAACGGCAACTTGATCATAAGTTGCATTTGGATGTACATATAGCAATGTACTATCATTTACACCTTGTACAATAACATTGTGTCCTGCCGCATCAGATTGGCTGTGATTAATCAGCATACCACCTTTAACGGTTACATTACCACCAATGGCTGCGCCACCTTCGCCAGTTAATACAAGTGCGCCATCTGTATAACTTCCAATTGGATTTGTAGTACCGCTGGATATAACAATATTGCCAGTAATTGTTGCAGAACCAGAAATATTTGCCGAACTAGTGTTAAGGGTAGTAAATGTACCAACAATAGCGTTTGCATTTGCAAGCCCAGTAATATAACCACCAGAGATTACTGCATTTGCTGTGTTTAAGCTAGATAGGGCAAGTGCACCAGTAATATTTGCATTAGTTGCATTTAGATTAGTTGCATACCAACTGCTTACATTACCAGTGGTTGCAGTAATATTAGACATTCCAGTGATATAACCACCAGAGATTACTGCATTTGCTGTATTAATACTTCCAGCATACAATGCACCAGTTACATTACCAGCACCTGCATTAAGAGTAATTGTAGTTTCAGTTTGTGAATTTAAATTAGTAAACGTACCAGCAGCAGGATCAGTAGAACCAATTACGATATTATTAATGCTACTACCACTTGCTGTACCTGCACGAATAAACACAGTACCAACAGTGGATGCCCACAAACTTTGAGTTGTTCTGAAGTTAGTTACATAAGCATTACCTTGATAACTGGCACCAATGTTCATGTTATCAATAGAACCAATGCTTAATGGATTAATTGTAACTGTTGCAGCGCCCAATGTAGGACTTAAGTCTACACTTGTTGTTGCCAATAGTTGTGTAAATTTACCATAGCCAGGAGTTGCATTACCAATAATCACACTGTTTAGTGTACCATTAGTTACATATGCATTACTTGTGCTAATATTATTTGCTTGGATATTAACATTGTTAAGGACACCGCCAGTTACTAATGCATTGGCAGTGCTTAAATTTGTAAACTGTCCTGTAGTTGCAGTTAAGTTAGCAAGGTTATTAATATAACCACCAGTGATAACTGCATTGCCTGTACTAAAGTTGGTAATCTGAGATGTAGTTACATATGCATTTGTTAATGTAACATTGCCTCCAGAAATCCATGCATTGCCTGTACTAAAGTTAGTAAATTGTCCTGTAGTTGCAGTTAAGTTAGCAAGGTTATTAATATAACCACCAGTGATAACTGCATTAGCAGTGCTAAAGTTATTTGCTTGAACATCAATATTGTTTAGAACGCCACCAGTTACTAATGCATTAGCAGTACTAAAGTTATTTGCTTGAACATTAATATTGTTTAAAACACCACCAGTTACTAATGCATTAGCAGTGCTAAAGTTAGCAATTTGTCCAGTTGTAGCATAAACATTTGCAACTGATTGAATGTATCCGCCAGTAATAACTACATTACCTGAACTGAAATTGGTAGCTACAAGAGTAGTTACTTGTTCATTAATTACATTTGCCGTAGTAGTATTAATATTATTAATATTACCAGTCAGAGCAGTCAATACATTTGTAACATTTGCATTTACAAATGATGCATCTTGTGGATTTGTTAATCCTATAGTAGTACCATTAATATTACCAAAGGTTGCAAAAATATTTGCAGTATTAACAATGTTACTTTGGAAATTAGTAAGCCCTAAAATATATCCAGTTCCAGAAGCAGCTATGTTACCTACTATTAATATATTTCCAAATAATCCGTCAACACCTTGAACTTTGTCTGCTGTTATATATCCCTGTGTTGATAATGGAGGATAGTTGCCAGTAAACAAATTGATGTTACCACCACTAATAATAGCGTTACCAGTACTAAAGTTTTGAGCGTATAGTGTTGTTACATTTCCATTGGTGATATTTGCGCTCGTTGCATTTATGCCAGATAGATTAACTTTCTTATTAAAGTTCCAACTATCATCAGAGCTTGCATAGGTAATGGTTGCATTTGCACCATCAACAGTTAAACCAGCACCATTTGCAGCAGCAGCACTTGCTGCTCCTTTGGCAACAGTAATGTTTATATCCGCAACATCCAATGTTTGAGAATTAACTGTAGTTGTAGTACCTTGTACTGTTAAGTTTCCAGTTACAGTTACATTGCCACCAACATTCAAGTTAGCACCTACACCAACGCCTCCTGTAACTACCACAGCACCAGTGCTTGCGTTGTCACTTTGCGTTGCGTTTGTAAATGTAGTTAATCCATTTGATGTTAATGTAGTAAATGCACCAGTTGCTTTTGTATTTGCACCAATTGGGAAGTTATCTGCATAACCACCAGTAATACGAGAGTTGCCTGAACTAAAGTTTGTAGATACTAATGTTGTTAGATTGCCAGAAGTAGAATTTAATGTTGTAGCATATGCAGTTGCAAAGTTCGCATTGGTCGCAGTAATATTGGCAAGTGCAGAAATATATCCATCACTTATTACAGCATTACCTGTGCTAAAGTTTGTTGCAACTAAAGTTGTTGCATTTGCATTTGTTAAATTACCAGTTGTGGCATTTAACACTACAAATTTTGCATTAACTCCAGAAACATCACCAGTGAGTCCCAATGATCCATTGATATAACTATCCCCAACTACACCCAAACCACCAGAAGAAACTTGTAGTGATTGTGTTGTTGCAGAAGTAGTTGATCCTGTACCACCAGTTAATCCAGTTACTTTACCACCAGTTATTTGAGCATTACCAGTTGAGAAGTTAGTAATTTGGCTAGTAGTAATATAAGCATTTGTTAGAGCAGAAATATATCCACCACTTATTACAGCATTACCAGAACTAAAGTTTGTTGCAACTAAAGTTGTTGCATTTGCATTCGTCGTATTGACAGTTGTGGAATTTACTGTATAAGCAGAAACAGTAGTTGCATTTGCAGTTGTAAAATTACCGGGTGCTGCTGTGTTCGCACCAACTGGGAAATTGTCTGCATACCCACCAGTAATGCGAGAATTACCTGAACTAAAGTTTGTAGCTACTAGTGTAGTAGCGTTACCATTTGTTGTGTTTAAATTAGTAGTTGTTGTAGTACCTGCACCTAATGTAGTTACATTTCCTGTTGTTGCATTTAAGGTAACAACAGTTTCAGTTACCGAATTAATTGTACTTGCATTTGCAGTTGTAATATTAGCTGTTGTTACATTAACGGTTGTAAAGTCACCAGTATAAGCAGAAACAGCAGTTGCATTTGCAGTTGTAAAGTTACCAGTACTTGCTGTATTTGCGCCAATTGGGAAGTTATCTGCATAACCTCCAGTCACACGTGCATTACCTGTACTAAAGTTTGTTGCAACTAAAGTAGTTACATTTCCTTGTGTGGAATTTACATTGCCAATTGTGGCATCAGATGCAAAAACATTTGCAACAGATTTAATATATCCACCAGTAATAACTGCATTTGCAGTGCTGAAGTTTGTAGTGGTTTCTGTTGTAGATGTTAGTGTAGTAAATGCACCAGTACTAGGTGTAGCATTTCCAATTGGTGTATTATTAATTGCAGCAAAACTACCTAGTGCTCCACCCGCATTGAATAATGTGCCACCAACGTATAAGTTACCAGCAATACCAGCACCGCCAGAAACAATCAATGCACCAGAAGTTGTGTTTGTACTAGCTGTTGCTGCATTAACAATTAAACCAGAACTGGTTGTGGTTGTAACAATATTAGCAACATTCATACCACCAACAAAAGCACGAATAATAGTGTTCGGAATAGATGTGCCTATTAATAAGTTACCACCAATACCCGGAGCCGAATGACTACCGTGTGCATATAAGTAGGTGTCGTTGGGGAATCCTACTGTTCCTATACCATTGGTATAACTAGTGTATAACGATCCGTTATAATTGGAACCCAATATACCAAAATCGCCGTAATAACTGTCATCAGTTCCGTCATCGGCAGTTAAAATATAATCGGTAGTAGCTGATGATCCACTATTTAAATTCTGAAAATTAGTTTGAGCATAGCTATTGACATTACCAGTCATCTGGAACACAGTGGTAGGCAATGCAGTGTATGTTGTAGTGCCAGCATATAGGGCACCTATACCACCAGCATTACCGTAAAATACACCAAAACTAGATAATGTACCACCAACAGGAACATTAATATTTCCGCTTAATTGGATATTACCTGCATTAATATTACCTGCAAAAGTGCTTGGTCCTTGAACCCAAAGATCACCTGTAATACCAACACCACCACCGCCAGGTACTACTAAAGCACCAGTCGTATAGTTAGTTGCATTTACTCCAGATGCAGCAACAATGTTACCAGATGCAACAAAACTACTTGCAGTTAATGTGGTTGTGTTTAATGTTGTTACAGTGGCACGTTCAGCAGTTAAAGCATTTGCTACAGTGATATTACCAATTGTTAAGTTTGCTAAGAAGCTTCTATTAATGGCTCCAGTGGTAGTTCCTGTGTCTGTTGTTAAAACACCTTCAAACGCACCATCCGATTCACGCCAAATCCATGCTGCATTTTTACCACCATAATTACCAATAGATTGTAAATTACGATTTACAAGAATACCTACGTCATAACTTGGGGTTCCAACATAACCATTATTAAAAATTACTAATGGGTCAGTTATTAATGTATCAATTGAATTAACAGTTGTGGCGTTACCAGAAACTTGTAGATTACCTACAATGCTAATATTTGAATTTAAAGTAAGATTTGGGTTGAAAAGACTGCCAACCAGCGTACCACTAGCAATTTTTTGATAGGTGATAGTACTATCAGTAATCTGATTGTTCTTAATTCTAGTAACAGCCATGTTAAAGTATCCTCAATTTTAACTATTACACATATTTAGTCAAAATTGGCTTTTGATTAATTACGCTGTAAAAGTACTAGTACCAGGAGTTGAAAATGTATGATATGTATATAAACTATCTTGGGTAATAGTTCCGCCTGTCCCTTTTTGACCACCCAAATATCTGATTATCACTACACCATTGGTTCCAGCAGATGCAGCATCACCACCTTTGCCATTTGTTCCAGAATATCCAGAAAAAGTAACTGCTACAGCACTTGCTGCTGTGCCTGAAGTTGGGCCGTTATTACCGTTTGTAGTGCTAACTGCTCTCGCTACGGATCCATTTGTGTAGTTAGCTCCCCCGGATGCTTGTCCACCACCAAGATTTGTTTGTCCATTACCGCCGTAATAGCCACCGCCACCACCACCTCCACCACCACCGTCACCACTATACGGTGCTCCATTGCCGCCTGTTAAACTTGTTCCGTTAGCACCATTGGGTTGGCTTCCACCTCCAGGTGATACCACATCATTTGCTGATCCTTCGTTGGAACCTCCACCACCTGCACCACCACCAGCAACAACATAATAGGTGGCACCAGTGTATATACCACTCCAGCCACCACCACCACCGCCAGAGCCAGATGAACCGCTACCGCCACGATCACCGCCGGTGCCTCCTCCATTAGTTCCACCCGCAGCACCGCCACCTCCAGTTCCTGATGTTCCACCAGCACCACCTCCACCAATTCCAATTGAAAGTGATTGTAAAGAAATTACATCTATATCGGCAACAACTGCGGCACCGCCACCACCTGCGGCTCCTAGTGGTCCGTCGTTACCCCCTCCCCCACCACCTCCACCAATTGCTAGTACACTAACAGTATAGTAAGGTGCGGAAAAAAGTTGTTGTTCAACTATACCAAATGTCATATTAGTTGAATTTTTTCCAATTGGAGTTGGTCTTACACCAATAATACTGTTTCTAATTCGTGGCATGGTTTAACTAATTACTTCATAACTCAGTGTCATGTGTGCGGTAACGTTTGCACTTACGTTAGATTGTATGTAATCACCTTCTTCTAATAATAATGCGGTATCTCTTGCTAGTGCCGTTAATGTAGAATATGCTGGTATAGAAGTAGTACCAATAATATATGCCCTATCTGGATTCCTGTACATAATCACATTGGCGTAAATTGTTCCTGAAGAATAGTTAGAAATAGTAATAGTATCAACTTTAACTAAATTTCCACTAGTTGATCCGTTAGTAATTACATTTGATAAAACTGTAGTAACATTTGCTATTGCGGTTTTACCTATAATTGATGTACTGTTTAAAAGATTTGGTGCTGCCATATTATCCTCCGAATACCATTACTGAAGTGAATGCTCTTGCTCGTAATGATGTTATATTTCCTTGTTGTGTCGCTGCATTTGCATTAGACCAAATTTGATACGCACCCAAATTAGCCTGAATTGTCACAACATTAGCATTGGCATATGTCTGATATGCCCCCAAATTAGCTTGAATAGCTGCGACATTGGCATTGGCGTATGTCTGATATGCACCAATATTGGCATTGGCATATATGTGATATGCGCCAATGTTGGCATTTATTACATTAAAGCTTGATTGTTGTGAAGCTGCATTACTAACCAATACTGCTAAGTTTGCTTCTTGAACTGCGGCATTGGCTAATAGAGATATTAATGAATCTGCTTGAGTTGCTGCATTTGCTATCCATAAGTTTGCAGCAGTAATGTTTGCTTGCATCGCAAGGATAGTTGTATCTGTTGGAATGTATGCTGTTACGTTAGCATTGCTGTAAAAATTACCCTGTGGATTTGCTAGTAGATATGCAGCAACTTCTGTATTACCATATGTACTTGAAGTAAATGGAGTTCCATTGGCAAAGTAAAATGCTTTACTATATACATTTCCAAACGTAGCAGTTGCGTTACCAGATTCTGAACCACTTACTGTAAATGATCCCCCTGATGGATTAGTAATTATTACATTACTATCTACAGTACTAATATTTGCAGCACCAATGTATATGGTAGTCCCTGATAACCACAAATCTTTCCAACGTTTAGTTGGTGATCCCAAACTATATGTTACATTTGCACTCGGAGAAACATTACTTGCTATGTTAGCAAAATCAATTGACAAAGACGCAACACCACCAGCAATATATCTAATTTCAATAATATCTGTTACTAAAGGAATTTCAGCAAATGTAATTTGATCTGCAACAACTGAATATGCACCCGATCCTGCTTGCTGTATGGTACCGTTAATATTAACTAAAATTGAGTTTTCAGTCGTTGATTGATTAAGTGTAAATGTATCATTGATACCATCTGGATTAATGATTTCAGATGTAATAGTTTGAGCACCCTGAATCCATTGTGAGCCAGACCACCATTCAATACTTCCCTGATCAGTATTATATCTAAGATAACCAGAGTCTGGATTTGGTGGTCGTTGGTCTGTAGTACCACTGGCAATATCTAGAGCACTTACACTGTCAAATCTAATAATATTGTTTGGGTCATTAGTTGCCGCACTAAGATGTAGATCACCTATGGGGCTAATCAATTTTTGTGCAATAATATTACCAGATGCAATTAGATTACCAGTAATAGATAAATTTGAAGTTATATTTACATTACCAAAATTTCCAGTTGTCCCATTTACATTACCAACAAGCCAACTAGCATCCACATTTCCAGTGAAACTACCAAAAGTTCCTGTTGTATTACCAGTAATATTCGCAGTTACATTTCCACCAGTAATTAATGCATTACCAGTACTAAAGTTATTTGCTTGTACATCTATATTATATAAAACGCCACCACTTATTAATGCATTTGCAGTACTAAAATTGTTTGATTGAACATCTATATTATATAAAACACCACCACTTATTAGTGCATTACCAGTACTAAAGTTATCAATACTACTAGTAGTAATATATGCATTAGTCAATGAACTAATGTAACCACCACTTATTACTGCATTACCTGTACTAACGTTATTTGCTTGTACATCTATATTATATAAAACGCCACCACTTATTAATGCATTGCCAGTACTAAAATTGTTTGCTTGTACATCTATATTATTAAGTACACCACCAGTGATTAATGCATTTGCAGTACTAAAATTGTTTGATTGAACATCTATATTATTAAGTACACCACCAGTGATTAATGCATTTGCAGTACTAAAATTACTAGTTTGTAATGTTAAAATGTTACCACTTACTACATTAACGATAATTGATTCTACATTGCCAGTAAACCATGGGGCAGAGATATTTCCAGAAAATACGCCCCCATTACTTTGGATGTTACCAGTTAAATTTGATGCATATACATTACCAGCATAAAAATTATTTGTGGTAGTTACTGATCCTGTACCATTTGCTTGTAATACTAAATTTCCATCAGTATTGACAATCCCTATAGTATTGTTTAGTAGTGTTATATTGCCCCATTGAGCATCTAAACTGCTTATTTCACCCCATGAAATATTACCAGCACCATCTGTGTACAATACATAATTTGCTGCTCCACCACTAATTCTAATATTTGATGTTGAACCCAAATCTATTACACCAGTATTAGAGCGTATTGAACTTTGGGTGATTATGATATTAGATAATTTTACATTACCAGATGCGTCAAAAGAATATTGTGGTGCTGAGTTTACTACCCCAACACGCAAATTATTCATGTCTAGGTATAATAAATTTGATTGAAAAGCTAGATCAACACCTTGACGTTCAAGGTTGCTAAACAGCATTGGTCCGGATATACGCCCAATTGCCATTTTATTCCTTATGCAGCGTTAGTGCTGTTTATATTATGAACAACAACAATCTTGTTAGGGTTAATTCCTGGTGCAGGTGGTGGGCTAGTAAACCAAATTTGATATCCAACTACATAATAATGTGTTGTTGGTTGTTGATATACTCCACCAATAGTTACTAATACACTAGAATCAGCAGATTCAGATTGACTCATTAGGAAAGGTCCTGTTGTAGTACCATCACCAACAAATTCATCTACAACTAAGTTTACTGTACCTACTTTAGCAATTTGATTCCAAGTGTTATTATAAAAAAATTCAATCTTACTATTGCCATTGTTATATCTGATCAATCCATCTATTGGAGCATCACCATATGCTGAACTTGGTACGATTGGCAATCTTGCTGCAATACTATTTGGAGATAAATCTGGATTCTTTAAAAATCTTGCCATATTAAACTCCAATGTACGTCACAGTTGAAGATGCGCTACTACTTGCACTTACATTTGCATACAACGCATCTCCGTTACCTAATATAAATTTTTCTTTGTCAACAACTAGTGTGTTATACGCAGTTATTGTTACATTCCCATAAATTATATTTGTGAATGATGGTGTTCCTCCATTAGGTACTACCCACACATTACAAGTAATAGGAGTGCCAGTATAATTTGGTATATGCATAGTTGACACCACTGTATTACCAGTACTTGTGTATACTGATTGCGCTGAAGTTGTTAATGCTGTATTTTGTACTGACATTTGCTAATCCTATTATGATGAAAAAATGATACTATAACCAACACTTTGTTTTTTGGTTATTAATTCTTCTTGCGATGACCCATTATTAACTACATACAATCCAGAACCACCTGGTGTCGTGATGTTTTGTGCATATAGTACTGTGTAACCAGTTTTTGCAGTTGGTATTACTGAGGTAGTTGCTATTGCGACATTATCATCAAACCTAACATAAGCAGTATTTGAACTAAAAATATTTTGGTTTAATACATCTAGATTTCCACCCAATTGTGGTGCTGGATCATCTCTTACAGTTACTCCACCCCCACCACTTGATGTTGAAATATTTCCATATGTCGTACCATCATTAGTCAATGACCATTTTTGATATGGTTCATTCCATACTAATTGAACGTTTGCCGAAGAACCACGATCAACTGATAGCCCAGAAGTTCCTAAAGTAACACCAGAACCAGTTTCACCTTTGTTTAAAACAATAATATTGTCAGTAATGTTCATGTCCGTTTTTGAGACGGAAGTTGAATTACCACCAACAACCAAATTTCCCTGAACATAAACTGTATGAGTGGCTAATGTAATATTTGCCAATGGAGAAATTTTATTGGTAATAGTGAAATCTGTGTTTAAGTTCTTAACTACGGCCATTTTATGAGTCCTTATTCTTTATATTTATGCTAGGTTTATTATTGAAGAATTCAAATAAAAAACCCGCCGAAGCGGGTTTATTTTGGGTAAAACAATATTAGGTTGCGTCAGGAATCTGAACAAAACCTGTAACACCATTAGTTTTATCTGTGTTATATGTTGCGCCAGTTGTTGGTAATTGACTCCAGTAACGATATTTGTTACCTTTGATATCCCAAACCCAACGGTTGCTAATACGATCTGCAAAGAAACCAACTTGGAATGTTACATCACCTGCTGGAACGTCTCCATCTTGGCTACTGAAAGCAATAGTAACATTACCACGACCACCAACAGTTGGGTTGATTGCTGTGATGACTACGTTTCCACTAATACTTTGTTGTAAGGCACCCATGACGTTTGCGCCAACTTTGATGCCATTGCCTTGTACGCTTGCTACGTCATAAAGTAGATAACTTGATGTTTGTGCACCAGCAGTATCTGCAATGTTACCACTAATAACAGCAGTATAAACAGGAACAGAAACTTGTCCGATACCATTTACAACACCACCATCAGGTACCATACTTGGAACTAACTTACAAATTCTTACGTTACGACCTTTTCCGTCACGTGATATTCCCGCAGTTGGACTGGTAGTACCATCAGTACATAAAAACTTGTGTGCACCTTTTTGTGTTAGTAGACTACCATTTGTGGCACCGTTTCCAATGTCAACTTGTGCATGAATTTGTGCACCAGATTGTGTATAAACACCACCAACGCTACCTGGATAACCTGTTACACCACTGCTGGTAATTGATGTTGGGCTAGTCTGACGATCTGTACGTGTTGTACCTGTTCCAGTATTACCAACGGGGGTTTTACTAATTTTTAATTTATTTGACATTTATTTTCTCCTCAATGTTGTGACGTTCTAGGCCACCCGAAGTGTCGCTCCGAGAATCACAGTGTGATAAGGATATTTATTAAAAAAGGGGCTTTTGCCCCTTAGTATTACGCTTGGTCTACAAACTTTTTGAGTGCTTCGGCCTCAGCGATGATATTCACAGTAGTTGGAAAATCAGGTAAGGTTGGAAACGGAAGAGTTTCACGATTAGCGTCAGTCAGCTTAGAATGATATTCATTCTGTAGTTGATTGCGTTTTTCGTAAACTGGAGTTTGTAAAATGGACTGTGCCAGATGTAAAAGTTCAAGACGAATCTCGTAAGGTGTTTTGCTCATGATAACCTCCTTGTGTGTATGTGTGTAAATGCTACACGAGCAATAATATTTATAGTATAAAAATCTAAGCAACAAAAAAGCCTACCGAAGTAGGCTTAATTGTTCCCATCCCGAAGGGAAGATTACTGGAATGATAGGTTAGAAACAGCGATCTCACCTAGGTAGTCAGCAGCGTTACCGAACGATGACGCTGTGTTTGTTAACTCAATGTAACCATAACGAGTCATGAAACCAACTACTGGCTCAAAAGTTGCTGGATCTAATACAACACCAGAACTCATTAGAGGAATATATGGGCAATAGAACGCTGCAGCATCTGCCTCGCTTGAACCCTTATATCCAACTAGAACTGCTTGACTATCTTGTGCATATGAGTCAACGTAAATACGCATTGCGCCATTTAATGTACCAACAAACTTAGTGTTAGTTGGAGCTTCAAATGTGCCTTCTGTAGTACGTGCAAATGCAGAAGTAGTTGCACTCTGTAGAACAGTTAACGAAGCAGGTGAAACAACTGCCCAGTTACCAGCGCCACGACGAGTACGTGAAGCGATTAGGTTTGCTGTACGATTGATTAGAACAGCTAGTGCAGCGTGTTCGTCACCAACGAATGTAGCAGTACCACTAACAGCAGCCTGGTCAAATGTGAACTCAGTTGCTGCTAGGCTACGTAATGAACCTAGAATTTCTTGGTCAATTTCAACAGTGATTTCTTGTGCTAATGCAGCCATAATCTCTGCTTCAATATCTAAACCATGCATTGCTTGTGCATCTTGTGCAGCTTCAAAAGTCCAACGTGCACTTAATTTACGAGTCTTAGCTTCAACGACTTGTTTTAAGATTTGTACGTTGATACGATTACCAGTAACACCTTCTAATGTGCTGGTTGATGCTGCTTTACCAGTTGTAGAGGTACCACCGTTAGTTGCACCAGAATAAGCAACAGCAATCTTGAATGGGCTTAGAGCCTCATCACCTGCTGTAGTGCTTGTACCATATGAACTGCTGTCAGTTACGCTATCAGCATAACGAACACGTAGAGTATGGATTTGTGCTACTGGGCCAGTCATAGGCTGAACACCAACGATTTCGTTAGCAATAACGGTTGGCATTACACGACGAATAACTGGTAGAATAACACGGTTTAGTGTTGCAACGTTTGATGCAGCAGTAGCGCCAGCAGTTGCAGATTCCATTAGATGCTTACGAGTGTTTTCAAGAATAACACCCATTGTGGTTCTTTTTGAACCATTTAAGCCTTCAAGCAGAGCGTCTTTAGTTTCGCCCCAACGGCTTTCTAGTAGTGCTTGTGACATAATTTTCCTTTTCTCCTATTTAGGGTTTACTTTAGCCCTGCCAGACGCTTGATTTCAACAACGTTATTAACGCTGCTGTCTTCTGTTACGTTCTTAGCTGACTTATCTCCAGTTACTTCTACACGACTTTCGGCTAGCATAGTTTGCTTTGCTGGCTTAGTTGCAGTGTTGTTTAGAACTGCTGGAAGATACTTATCATATGCTGACTGTAATTTCGCAGTCTGCACACTTTCAAGAAGTTCGCTCATTATTGAAGCTTTCTCCTTGTTTAAAGGTTTCATTAAAGTTTCAAGAATTTCTTTACGCTCTGTTGATTCCTTTATAATACGAATTTCTTTTTCTTTTGATTCAACAATCATTGCAGCCTTAGATGCTTGCTGATTGGCTTCCGCCAACGCTTGCTCTTTAGAAGCAATAACAGCCTGTAACTTACGGATTTCTTTGTTCTCATTTAGATGAGTAACAGCGAACTCGCTTGCAAAGGCTTCAAAGATTTGACGACCAAACATGTTCTCACGAGCATGATGGATATCTTCTTTGAGTTGAGTCATTTCAGACTCTAGGTTTTTGGCAACTGTTTCTTTAACTAGGTCTGCAGCACGTGTAACGAAATTCTGTTGTAGTTCAGCAAGTTTTTCTTTAGCACCAGCGATTAGACGAACTTTTGTCTCAACCACTGCTTGCTTATCTTGCTCAAACTCTTGAATTTCTTCTGCCAGAGCGTGAATTACGAAAGTTTCCATCTTTTTAATAGAATTTTCATAAACTTTACGATCTTGACGTAGTTCTTTGATTTCTTCTGCTAGTTTACCTACCATAAAATCATTGAACTTACTGCTGCTTTCGGTCATGAAAGTTTTAAACTTAACACGATCTTCTGCTAGTTTTTGTTTCTCTGAAGCAAATTCTTCTAATTCTGCTTGTAGAGATTCAGTTACCATACGATCTAGAGCTTCAACCATAACTTGCTTGTCATGTTGATAGCGTTGCGCAAATTCTTCACGAAGTTCAGCACGTACTGTCTCACGAGCCTCTAAAAGTTTGGTTTCCCAAGCTTCAGTGATCGCTTGCTGAGTGTCTTCATTAATAATGCCACTATCTAACAACGGTTTAAGTGCTTCTAGTGTCATACAGTTTCTCCTATTTTAACTTCAGGTCTTTGATGAGGCGTGTGACTTCCTCTTTCAGGTACTTTTGTACTCGTTGATTTTGAGTAGCATCTTTAGCTATCTCTAACACACGTTGCCCATGCTGCATATTCATAAGTCCTTCGTAAATCGCTTTTGGATATGCATTTGGTGCCGAAGGTTGAGCAACAATATCAACAGTAATAATATCAAAACCGCTAACATGCCCAGTACTCTCGTTTACTTCACCGGATCCACGGCTACTAACACCCAACTTAACACCACTAGTAATCATAGCCTCAACTAGTTTACCCATTGGTGTTGGAAGAATTTTTAGTTTACCGTAACCGCAAGGACCGTCCATCCACATTTGTTCAATCATATGTGAAACACGATCCAAATTAATCTTTAGGTCATCAGGATGATCAACTTCACCAAGAACAGAATATCCGTCCTTGATTTGATGATTGATCTGTTCTACGGCTTTAGAAATTTCTTGAACGGGATAAACACGTTGGTTAGCGTTTTTAACGCCTCCCTGAATGAATATCCCCTTCATATATAGATTCTTACCCTCGCCACTTGTGGAATCCTCGGATAGGATTTCCATCTTCGCATGGTCAAAGGTAAGATTCTCTCTTAGGTACAAAGCCATATTATTGTGCCCTAATTAGTTACCACCTGGTTCAATGCTTTTCTTCTGCACTGGAACTGAACCGTCGGTAGTTTGTCCTTCGCCCTTCTTAGCAGATGCTTTAGTATTGTACCAATCTTGAGCACCTTTGTTGCCACCAGGCTTATTAACATTGCGTTTAGCAACATCAATTTCTTGTGCATTCTTTAAGAATCCACCTGCTTTACCTTTTGGTGAATTACCATCAGGTGCCTGTTCAGTTCCACCTTTAACGATATTAGCGGTTGTACCACCCATATCATTTTTACCTGCTAGTGGGTTCTTGGTGTTACCTGCTGGCTTATCGCCACCAGTACCAGTACCTACAGGAGTAAATTCAGTGTTGCTAGGTGCGCTGATTTTTTCTACGTATTCACGCATTAAATCAACTGCTGTTTTTTGATATCGTGGACGCTGACGTGATTCAGTCATTTCTTCTTCGTCATCTTCCTCTTCATCATCATCTTCTTCAGATGATTCATACATTTCTTCAGGAGACTCTTCTTCGTCGCCTTCGTCACCAAATGACTCTTCGTCACCTTCTTCGTCGCCTTCGTCACCAAATGACTCTTCGTCACCTTCTTCGTCACCCATGTCGCCAGAAATCTTTGCGAATTCTGCTTTTAGGCTATCTAATTCTGCCTCTAAATCCATAACTTTGGTTTCTAGGTCTTCTTCACCACCCATGTCATCCATACCATCGGCTGGTAAATCACCACCTAATTCATCACCATCGCTAGAATCTAGATCAAATTCCATCTCTGAACCCTCTTCATCGTCTTCGCCGATATGGGTTTCGTCCATAGTGATTTCGTCAACCATGCCTTCAACTGGGTTCTGAGCATGGATATCTTCTTCCATTGACTCTTCGTCCATTAAAGATTCATAGATTTCACGAGATTTTTCTACTACAATGTCATGAAACAATGCACGTGCTTTTGCTTCGTCATTGTTAATAATGTGTTCAATCAGTTTTTCATATTTGTTCATTAGGAACTCCTTAAAATAATATGGCTGTATTATATTTACAAAAAACCATAGTTTTTGCCTTATAATAGGTGTTTTTCGGGGTATTTTGCGTTAAACCATGCCTGGTTGCATTGCTGCAGGTGGTTTATACTGTTTTGCAACTTTTTCTAATTTATCTTCGTGTTCAACTTTTCTAACATCATTTGCCATACGAAGACGATTTAAATCAGCAAAAGTAAGCCTTGCGCTTTTACGTAAATCTTTTAAACTAAGGATACTCTGGTCATCTTTTTCATTTTGATGACCAGGTTTTGGTGGTTCGTATAATTCGGTAATGTACATATTGATATTTACCAAATTATGTTAAATTGTACCTGGTGTGCCTACTGCATTGACTCCAGCAGCAGCACCTGGTGCGGCTCCTCCCATGGGACTCATTGATTGTGTTTGATCTGGTGCTACCCCACCACCCATTTGTTGATCTGGCATTGGGGCTACATTTTCTAAATCACCTGCTATACCACCAGGACTAATTCCTACACTACGTAGATTTGGATTTTCTGATGGTGCTTGTTCAACATCACCCTGTTCTTCAGCCCACATGGTTTCGTTTTCGCTCATTTCTTGTTCACTTAATCCAAGATAACGCTTCATTAACCAACGTTTACTTAGATAAGGGTATGCTTCTAACTGTGTAAATGTAGCAATTCTGGCACTATCAATATCTGCTTGACGGTATTGTGCAAAGTTTTGTGGCTCTTCAAAGGTTAAATCAAACAGTTGACTGTCAATATTGATACCACGCCAACGCATGAATAGTTTGAATTCTTGATCCAACTTATCCACAATCATAGCCTGTAAACGCTTACAGTATTGATTAAAACGCCATTCTTGAATTAATGCAGTACCAACACGACCATCGTTTACTGCCTGTGTCCCATCATCTACCCCAGTTGGTAAATATGATGCAGGAATACGCAATCCACGGAATAATTTATTGGTAAAGAATCGCAAATCAGTGATTTCACCCAAGTTTGCTGCGCCAGCCAGTGTGTCAACACTTGATCCACGACCATCTGCAGTTTTTGGGAAGAAGTAATCTTCCATTTGTGATAGTGGATTATAGGTTGCATCCATCATGTTAGACCCACCACCAGTTTGGGTAGGGATGCGACGCTGGTGAATTTCGTTCTTAATACGTTCAACATAAGCCATTGCCATGTGACTAGGCATATTACCAACGTCAATACTAAACACACGACGTTCTGGAGCACGTTGTACACGATAGATAATAATAGCGTCTTCAAGTAATTCTTTTTGTTTGAATACTTTGAATACGTTTTCTAATACAGAATTACCAAATGGCCAGTAGATATCAAGACCTTCGGTTAAACTTAGGTGAACAATATGTTCTGCATTAATAGCCGCTTCATTTTGAGCATGTGTAAATCTACTGCCACCACCCCATGGTGCCGATGGCTGAACATATGCGCCACTAGGACCACCAACTTGTGGATGATTAATAAACGTGTCTGATGTAGATACTGCAGTAACTGTTAAGTTTTGAAAATTTGGATTAATTTCTTTAAGAATATATTGTTCTGGCTTTTTACCTTCGCCCTCATTAACAATAACTTTTACAACTTTTGACATCTCAACCCAAAACATTTTAAATGTTTCTGGATCACGAACAAATACTTGGTCACCATATTTTATGGTATTACGAATAATTTTAAATATTCTTTTGTTTAATTCATTTAGGGCAACCCACTGTTGCAGTTGCTCTTTGATAATTTTTACTTCATTGTCTGTTGGTTTTTCTTTAAAATGAACATCAAATGCAGTATTATTTGCTTCATTTTTTTGAGTCATGAACTCTGCAAGAATGTCTAGAGCAGCATTGATCTCTGAATCCATATCCATTTGTTCATATTGATTATAACGCTCAATACGGTTTGGATGACCAATATAAACTTCTGGTAGATTGCTTTGGTAATTACGATATCCAGGTTCAGGGGAACGCCCACCACCAAGTGGGCTAACATTGCTAGGTAAATTTCCAGATTTAAAATACTTGCGCCAAGTCATAAATTAACTCTCATTATCCTATATTTATGGAGTTATGACATGCTATAGGCAATTTGTTCGCTGGCACGTGTGTTATCCTGCATGGCAGTTACTAAATTGTCTAACTTTTCTGCTTGTTGATATAATATATTGGTTTGGTCTTTTGACGTTGAAATTAAACCATTTTTTAAATCAGCAATAGCTGTGGAAAATTTATCGTCTGAATTTTTCAGGGCATTTTCTAAAGCAGATGCAATAACTTCTGGCAATTTTTCAACCATTTTAGAATTATCTTGCTGATCTTTGTTTTGTTTTGAATTCATGATCAAACCATTTGGATCTGCTTGGTTTGTTTTTTGACTAAACTCAACTGGAATAGTTTTACCATTTTTTAATGGTATAATAGCTTCTGGTCCTGCTTCGCCAATCCATGATAGTTGAGCGCCATTAACAATATCTCCATCAGCACGTTGTGGTATATTCTGAATATTACGTTGTATTCTATCAAATGCCTCATCTACATTTTTTACTAATCTATCAACATCACGACTTGTATCAGAACCACCAATTGATTTAATCATGATTTTAATCGCTTCAGTGGTAATTTTTACTGTATCACCAATAACACCACTATAGGTAGGAAGCAATTGTGTTCCAAGAGAACTCAAGAAATTAGCAAAATTTTGTGCTTGTTGTTGGGCACGTAGATATCCCTCAACAACCTCACCCTCTGCTTCTGCCATGCTTTTCATGTTTGCTCTGGATGCAGCTACTTCTTTTGGATCAATTGGTTTCATTGCAAGCAGTGCGTCATTCATTTTTCCTAGATTTTGAACAATGCCGCTAGCACCAAATAGTGCATTCATGGACTCAATACCACCTGTTAATTTGTTATACTCAATTGTTTGTTGCTGTAATACACCGATTTGTTTTAATGTAAAATCGGTCATATTAGTGCCACCAACTTTGATTTTTTCAGCCAATCCTACAACAAATTCCATCATTCTTTCATTAGCGGCAATTGTAGGTTCAGTAATAGTGCCTCCTGCAATATATTGCATTAATGCATTTTGAACTGGTCCTCTGATATCCTCTGGTAGTTTATAAAGGGCGGCAGTGGATAAGTGAAATGCTTCTTTTTGCTTACCATCTAATTGGTTCATTAATGCACCACGCATGCTTTCTGCACGTGCTTTTTCCATTAATGCTTTTGCATCTTTACCTGTAAACTCTGCTAGAATTTTTAAATTACCAGCATATTCACGTGTACCTTCCGCCACTTGACGTGCTTGCAAATTATTAAATTGTTGTTGACTCATTGTAGAACGAAGAATTTGCAAATAACTAGCCATTACATCACCTTGTGCTTCTACGTCATAACCCATAGCACGAAGTTCTTGTCTGAAAGTTCTACCAAAATTAGATCGTTCAGTATCCATTGCTCCCATAAAAGTAGCAAAACGTTTGGTTGATAAATCGGTGGCTTGCCCTAGACCTTGCAATTCTTCACGATTGTTTTTAACTACTTTCGCAAATTGCTCTAAATTTAAATGAGAAAGAGATGCTGTTTGTCTAATTTCATCAATACTACCTGCAAAGTTACCACCCATCATGGCAAAATCATGCATGGTTTTAATTGATAATGTCAATTCTTTGGCGAGGTGTTCGTTAATTATACCAAGTACCCTAGACCCCAATTTGGAAACATCTGCGCCAGCAAGTCCTAGCGCAGTACCAAAAGGACCTAATACGGTTGAGGCTAATCTGCCCATCGCATTAGAAAATAATCCAGCACTATCACCTGCTAACGTAAGTCCAGCATTAATGGTTCCAGCAGCAACGGCAACAGGATCAGCTATTGTTGAAGCGTTAAATGATTTCGCCCATTCTTTACTGATTAGAGTGGATGTAGATAGAAGATCATGTCCAAAGGTAAGAGCATAGCTACCCAAATCCCCAACAGCATTACCAGATTTGGATAATTGACCTTGAAGTTCATTGTATAGTGATGTAGTACTACTGGATGCCATTCTAGCCGATGAGGACATATTGTTCATTGAACTGGTTATGTCATCAGCGCTTCTGTCTATACCTTTGAAAGATTGTGCTAAATCTGTGTCAAACCTACGATTTTTGTTTGACATTGCTGTCATTGTGCGCAGCAATTCACGCATGGTTGCTTCTTCAGCAATACCATTTATTTCAACTCTACCAACGCCAGGAATATCAGCAGATGCCATTTTTAAGCCTATAAATAATCATATCAATTATTTATGGGGATCAAAATATGGCAATTCCAGCCGCAAATCCGTTATTCAAACATTTTCGTCAACCTGCAGTTTATCTAGACTTACCAAGTGGGGGGCGATTTTGGAATGAAAATGATATAGATATACCTCCAACTGGTCAAATTCCAGTATATCCTATGACGGTAAAAGATGAAATAACGTTTAAAACTCCAGATGCATTAATGAACGGTAGTGGGGTAGTGGAAGTAATACAAAGTTGCTGTCCAAATATTAAAAATGGATGGGGGGTTCCCACTGCAGATATTGATTCTGTTTTAATAGCAATTAGAATAGCAAGTTATGGTAATGGGATGGATATTACTAGTACATGCCCACATTGTGGGGAAGAAAATGAAAATATAGTGGATTTAAGAATCTTGT